AATTATATTTTGATCTTGAGTTACCGCAATATAATTTGAAGAATTAGTTTGTGTTACAGAAAGATCAATAAGAATTTGATCTTGAGTAATATCATCAATTAATGAAGAATTTTCTTGTGATGCATTATCACCAGTAAAAATTTGACCTTGTGTAACTGATCCTGTGTTGCTAGAATCAATCTGAGTAGAATTTATACCGGTAAGAATCTGATCTTGGGTAACTATTCCATTGTCTGAACTATTTGTCTCAGATGAATCTTCTCCAACTAAGTCGTTTGAAGATGGAATGACTGATGTGGCAAAATTTCTTCTAATTGCTGGTTTTTGCCAAATACTATGTATATCTTGGGATACTTCCCAAATTTCAGCATCTGTTAGGACACGTTTAAATACTATTACATCATAAATATTTGAAAGACATTGATAGGTTCCATCATCTCTATTTCCTATTTTTACTGGTCTGGTGTTTGTAGTTGCTAAACCACTACCACTACCACCATAAAAGTTTGATGGAGCACCTGTGTCTAACTTTCCATTGATATAAAATTTTGCCGGTGTTGATATTTCACTAACTTGAGAAGCAGCAAGAACGTAGTATGTATTGGCTGATATAGTCGCTGCACTTCCCCAAACTCTATAATTTGGTCCCCCAGCTGATGAACCAGATCTCCCAAAAATAACATTACCAGAATCAAGAGAGAAAATAAAGGGTGAATCATTCGCACCATTATTATTAGCTTTTCCAACTATATTCTGTAAGGCAGTAGCATTGCTGTTTACACGAATAAGAGCTATTGCTGTAACGCCACTAGTTATGTTGTAATCAGGATTATCTGCGAATGATATAACACTGGTTGCATCGGAAGGCATAACATAACGACCCTTTTCTGTTATGCCTGAAACCATTGTTCCCGTAATTGATCCTGGGAACCCATGCGCTCCATCCTCTAATCCTCTACCAGCTGAGTATGCGAATGCTATTTCTTTTATTAATGGATGGCGTTTATCTAGAGGAGTAAGGTATTGAGGTTGTTTCTTATTCTTTCTTGGGATATATATCCCATTTTTCGCCCCTGTTGAAATATCAGCAACAACAGAAGGAGAAGAATTTTCTTGAGAAACATTGTCACCTACAAGAGTTTGATCTTGAGTGATACCAACAGCTTGTGATGAATTAGAATTATCTGAATTTGATACTGTTAAATCTGATTTTACTTCTATTACTACCGTTGAAGAATTATTTTCTTGTGTAGAATTTACACCAACAAGAGTTTGATCTTGAGATATCGAATTAATTTGTGATGCATTAATTTCTGTTGAATTAGATACAGATAATGCATTGTCAGATGTAATTGCTGCTGTTGAGGAACTATTTGCTTGAGAATTATTAGTAGATGTTAATGTTGAAGATGTTGAAACTACATATAATTTTCTTTTTGGTGCTTTATATAAAGACCATGGATTCCTATGAAATTCTTTAGCTTCTTGTTCTTTCCAAACTTGACTGGTCATACCAACTGATAAAACACTAGCATCAGTGTCCCAGCTGGTTCCTCCTACATATCGACCAAGATTGAAGTTTTTGTTACCAGATCCCCAAGCAACTGGAGCAGTGGACCATGTGATTCCAGAATCAACTCCATCTAAATATACTTTGGTAGTTGCAGCGGTTCCACCAGAAACAATAACTAAACTTCTATTTGTTGTGTTGAACCATGAAGTTAAAGAAGTTCCTGATCTAGCGTTCGATCCTACAGAAACTGTTAGGTCTGGATAGACTTGATGTCCTGACACATTTGGTGATGAAGCTCCAAAAAGCACATGACCATTAGTGTCTGCAACACCAACACGAGTGCACCAAATGAAGAAAGTTCCTACATTGCTTGTAAGTTCTGGATATCCAGTGTAAGCATAATAATCATCTACGCCATCAAAATTAAAACTGCGTCCCTGATTTCCAGTTATAATCTTTGCGTCACCACCAGGTGTCCAAACTCTTCCAGTAACGAGGTCAATGGGTCCCAATGCTGGATTGAAAAGAATTTGTAAATCCTTTCCAAGACCAGCATTATCTATAGGTGCAGCATACTGAGGCTGCTTCCTAAATTTATTCGGAAGAATTATTACTGACACTTAAATTCTAACTACTTTTAAGCAGTGCCAGTAATATCAGATTTATAAACGAATCCGGAAGTAAGAGTTACACCCGCATCATTTTTTGCAATTAATTTTATATATCTTGCGACTGGCAATCCTTGCAAGCTAAAGAATTTTCTATGTGTCCCTGATGATCTACATGGTAAAGTTCCTATCCAATGCAAATCTAATTCATCTGTTGCGCTTGATCCAGAAGTTGGTCCACTTCCAAAATTGGTGTTATCGAGTGAAAGTTGAGCGAATAATATAACTTGCTGATTACTAGTTGGTGAAGTTACTGTTACTTCAACTTCGAAAGTAACATCTAATGGTATTGTTGCTCCGAGGTCTTGAGCTGAAGAAGCAATATAACTTCCAGCTCCTAAAGTTCCCATTGTTACTATTGCGGAACTTCTAGCTCCCTGTGCTTGTGTAAATGTTGTCATTATCGACTCCTAAGAAGTTCTTCTGTCATATATGGAAGATCTAATACTTCTGCTCTAGAGGCCGGTTGCATCCCAAGAGATTTTAAATTTGTGGCTTCTGTTGAAGTTAAAACGCTACCAGCTTCTACAGTAGTTAAGAAATCAATCATTGTTTGTGTAGCTGAATGACCAATGTCTATTCCATCACCAGTTATAAACGCCCATGCCCACTTTAATGCTGAAATATTGGGTGCAGCAGTATTTAATTTATCTAAAACAGCTGCGGATTCAACAGGTCCTCCAGGGTAATCAGAAAGAATTCCTCTTGCTGTGATTATCCTACTCTTAACTTTTGTTTCTGTTAAAGCATTTAACAGATCAACAACATGACCTTGCTGATCTGTTAATAATGCTTGGTATCCCTTCCCTAGAGGATCATTTGTTAATTCATTGTTAAGTATTGTTTTCTGTTCTGTTGTTAGTGTTGTCATCTGGCATCTCTATTTTATTACCTAGTTTTTCGTTGTCATATCTAAGATTCATTTCTAATGCTAATGTATAAAATCTATATGGATATTGTCTTCCAAGGACTTCTTTTTCATAAGCATGCTTGCAATGATCTGGTCCTTGAAATGGATAAAATATAAAATTTACTATCTTTTCAAGGATACTGTAAGTTTTTATGTGGTTCAGACGGAAACAACGTGAAGACATTGTTTCGTCTGCTGATCCACCCAAAAAAGAATTTACAGTCTGGTCAAGAGAAATGAAGTTTTGATAAATCCATTCTTTTATGATCTCTCCCCACATAATTTCACCTATTAAGTAGGTTGATTGCTTGTGTATGAAAGAGCAGGAAAGTTTACAGTATTTCCGCTTGTAACAACTTGGTTACTTGTTTCATCAGTAACCCAAAGAACCTTTGCAGAACCATCTGTAAATGCAATATGTAAGTCATCAGAAATTCTGTAAGTGCTTGTTGCATCAGGAGCAATTGCCCAGGCTGTAGCGATGGTAAGAACGGTTCCAGTGTTTGAAGAAATTCTTCCAACTTGTCCAACACCAGTGCCACCAGTAATTGTTACTGCTCTACCAGCATGTGCATTGGTTGTCCAAGATTTACTTGTGTCTGCTAAAGTAGTTGTTGATCCACCAGTTGCAGTTCCAGAATCATACTGAGCAGAACTACCAGTTGCAGCTTGACTCTTAACTGCAGATGTTAGAACTAATGCTGAACCTGAACCACCAGTGTATGCGTAATCACCAGAAGCCATTGTTACTGTACAAATAGCATTGCCATTCACGGTTGCGTAAGAATCACCAGCAGCGTAAGTCTTCAGCAGTAACATCTTTGTTGCACCATTTTGAATCTTATCTTGACCAAATTTTAATACATCATCATTAACCCATTTTGCCATGGTGTGTTCCCCTTAATTTAAAGTTGCTATGAAAGTTATAATCGATATTACTAGAATTAGAATTTTGTTGGTCTTTGAAAGACCTGCCCAGAGTTCTTTTGCTTTTGTTAGAAAAAGTTTTCCCATTTTATTTGCTCCTAAGAAGTTTAATTAACCTTATATATTTATAGTTTATCGAATGTTTAAATAATATTTAATCCTGAATTTGTGTAATATCCAACTCTTCCATCTGAGAATTTAGAAACAGTTAAAATATTTCCGCTTTTCAGTAAAGCAATAATTTGATCTCTATTTGTTATTATTGCAGTTCTATCCTTAAATCCCATGGTTGAATCATATTGATAATACATTGTTCTTGCTATTCCCTTCGCTGCCGCAGTAATCATAAATCTATTTAAAAATCTATTAAGAATTTCAACACTACATTGTGGAGCCGATGGAATTATGGGAGCACTTTCCGTATCCCAAGTTTCCATTCCAGAAACGCCTACAGAAGATTTTGCTGCATTTACTCTGTCGATCATTCCTGATAAATCTTTTGTGGTGTTATCTACTGCTGAATATAAATGAACTGCAATGATATCAACCCAATCTTTCATTACACCAGTGGCTCCATCACTGGCAACCATCATCCCATTAAAATAATTTTCTGCACTTTGATTTGCTAATGTTGACCAACTTGTGATGGAAGGTGATATAATTTTTGCTGTAGGATCAACTGCTTTGATTGTTTGATTGGCCAATCTTACCATTTCTGCTAATTTAGCAAATGTTCCAGAAAAGAAGAAATTTGTCCCTGGAGTAGCACCAGTTCCATCATTATATTGATTAGGTTCATTCCAAACTTCATAATATTTGATTTTACCCAAATAACGGGTCGCAATTTTATTGCAAAACCTTGTCCACTTTGTCATGTCGGATGGTTCTGCTTGTGTTCCTAAATTAGCAATGCCATAAGCACCTTGTTCTGTGGGCCTTGCTGATGCCCATGTAGGAGTTCCAAAAAGAGTAAATACAAGATCCCTTCCAGCAGCATAATGTGTATTTACCCATGAATCAAGATCAGTAAAATCCCAAACATTATCACTTGTCTCAATATATTTCCATCTTCCCTTCCCATTTTCCATATCATGAGAGCGAACAGTTTTAAATGTTAATCCAGTAACTGAATCATTCACTCTACTTTTTATATGCATTCCAAAGAAAGTGTCAGTAACAGTTACTGGAGAAGAAGATAAAATTGTAAGTGGTAAAGTAGGAATTGCTAAAACATTAGCACTCAATCCAGAAAAATCTTGATCAAGACAAAACGTAGCACGATTTCCAACGAAATGTGCTCCGTAATGATTAGTCGGATACTGCTCAGACTTACCATTTGTTACGGTAAAGTCAGTCATTATGTATTACCAGGATAATACCAGACAGAATGTCCGCGCAGGATTATCTGTTCGGAAGCCACATTTGCATTCCAATTACATTTAAATTCAATAGCCACATCTTGAGTTGTATCCACTGTTGTAAAGGTATCCAAGGGAGATATATTGAATGTAGTGCCATTAAGCATAATCTGTGAACTAAGACTATTGGCATTCTTCACCGCTAACATATAATATGCGTTTTGAGTAGTGGTTACGGATGGACCAGTGATCCAGTTTCCACCCCAATCTACTCGTAGTGTCTTAGAAGAAGCAGAACTTGTAAATTTCCAATCTTGCTCGATTACAACCTTACCATTCAGATTCATCAAACCACCAGGAACGGTCACTGTGGCAAGGGTTGTGTAGGTTGCGTCTGTAGAGTTGTTTGATGAACGTGTTACTGGAGCATACGATTGAGAAATTAGGATTGGAGTTTTTGCTAATTGAGCAAGTAGATAAACAAAATTCCCATCTAATTCTTCCTTAGTTAATTTAACACTTTTATCTGATCTTTTTACTATTGGCATTTTTATTTATTCCTTTTATTAGTAAAAGCCACGTTTTATATTATTTAAAATTGTTAATTATAGTACCCTCCGGTTCCAACTGATCCAGCAACACTCCCTGGAAAATAATTAGCTCCACCACCATAAGTTTGAATTACTCCACCACCTTGAGCATAATACCTAGTTCCTGTTGCTGCTCCGGAAAATGTATTGCCACTAACACCCATTGATCCATTAATGTCAGCGAAGGCAAATTGACCAGCAAAAGCTGGAGTTCCTATAAGAGTTATTGTTCTACTATTACACATAACATTTCCTCCTCTATCAGCAGCCCAATGTGATGAACCACCACCAACTATTGAGTAATTAGAATTTAGAAAGATGTTTCCAGAAAAAACTGAATAAATATGATTTCCACTTGAAGTAGTTGATCCAAATTCCATGTTTCCATTTATAATAGTTATTGATTGAGAAGCTGCTAATATATTTGCTAAATTACTACCAGTATTTGTTAGTCTGAAGCCAGATACATTTACTCTACCTCCATTATCGACTTGTATAGTATGAGCTGTTGATGAAGTTATTACAACACTAGATGGGGTAGTAGTGTTTCCAACTAAAGAAAGATTTCCAAAACCGACTGGTGGAGCCCCCACATACACAGCAGAGTAAGTCCCACTACCAACTTGGATTGTTAAATTGAAACTATTCAAATCGTAAGATAAAGCTACATTTACTGCTTTTTGAATTGTTAAAAATGCTCCACCTGAGGTGTTAGTTAATCCATTATTGTTATCATTTCCATCTGCTCTTACATATAATGTCAAATTTGCTGTTAATCTTGGTCTTATATTGAGATAAACCAAAAGATCAGAAATTGATAATTTCTTCAAAGTGTTTGAAGCAGCACTATCCACGAGTGGAAGTAAATCAGCACTTACTGGAGTTGTTTTTGCAGCAGCTGCGACCGTTTCTTGATCTACTGTTAATACAGTTTGTAGTGGATGAACATGATCTGACCTTGCAGATTCAGAACTTGTTCCGGGTGCTGCTGTTCCTGGAGAAAGAGGATTATTATTACTTAATGCTGGAACTGTCTGTAGCGGATGAACGTGATCTTCTCTAGAAACATTTGTGCTAATTCCAGGAGTTGCTGTTCCTGGTGCAAGTGGATTGGCAACTCCCAAAGGATTTAATTCTTGTTCAGGATGAACGTGATCCGCTCTTGCTGCATAATCACTTGTTCCAACTACTCCAGAAGTTGCTGGAGCAAGAGGAACTTCGGTGGTTGCTAATAAAGCAACAGGAACTTCACCAGGAGCTAGTAATCTTATTATTGGCATTTTTATAAATTTATATATGCAGAAATTAATGGTATTCCAGGATTATCGAACCCTTGCCCTTGCACAAAGGAAGATCCAGTAGTATATCCTTGACTTATAGTAAATGTTACGGATGTTTCAGAATTAAAAGTTCCTATGAGCTCAGATTGAAGATAGTAATCCTGTCCAGGAGTTCCATCACCTGGATCACTATAGAATCCATAGCGATAATCAAGAAGCCCAACCGTATCTAACAAGAAATACCGTTGCCCAACTGGAACTGTAGGATATGTGATGGTTTGTGACCAAGTGCCAGCCTCCGCTAATGTATTTGTCGTCCTCATAACAACTGAATCAATGTTGATATAAGATTTTCCGGAATCAAATGCAACTTCCCCAGAGTTATTAAACACTCGGATTCCACTAGATTCACCTGACGTTCCAGTCATTGGGATAGCAAGAACATAATTGCATTCACCAATACGGTAAAGAATATTAGCACTATCTCCAGATGAATCGTTGGTTTGAAGTATGTTGAATCCTCTACTACTTATACCAAACGTCCTTCCATAGGCCACGGGTCGAATAAAAATTAATGGTTGAACACTCAGTCTGGGAAAAGATAGAAACGTGTTGGGAGGGGAGTAACCCGACTGCCAAACCATATAACTTTTAAAGTCTCCATCAATACACGTACTTCCAGATGGTGTAAATATTTTAAGGCCGAAGCTCATAATGCTATCACTGTAAAAGTTGCAGGATAACCTACATAGAAAACTCCTCCCCAGTACCCATTATATTGCGCATAATAATCAGGAACTGTTGCTGTGAAAGATCCAGAATTTATAGTAATACGCACAAGATCCGCCGTGTTAGATGGTGTACCATCACTTGGTCCTGAAGTAAGAACAGCCCATCGCCCATCTGCTGCCATACCAGTGACTGGTTGTGTATAGGATTGAACAGCTCCCCCAGCTGTTCCACCATCAATAGCAGATTGTCCAACCATTGGCTTAAAATATTGAGCAACAATACGAGATATTCCGGCTTCACTTGTGACTTGAAGTTTGCCGTCTGCTCTCCAAACTTTAACTCCGTATGCCATTATGCTGTTAAATCTCCAATTTGAACTCTAAGAACGTTTGATGCATCATACACTTTAATTACATTATTCTTTATTTCCAATCTTGCTCCAGATGCAGCACTCTTAATAGAAACGTTACCGGAAGCGTCTGTTGTAAAGAGATTATTAATATTTATTGATCCACCTTTAATAGAAAATCCTGATCCATCCCAAGTAAATCCTTGCGTTGAGCTCCCGAAGCTTATCTTATATGCTGCAGAATCATATCCCATCCAGAAACCAGTTCCGGTATTATATGCTGTTTGTCCACCTTTAATGTGTCCTGCAGTATCAAGAGTTATTGTTCCTGCAGTTATGTTTCCCATATTCGCAGTAATTGCAGACAGATCTGTAACAGTCATTTTTGCTGCTGTCACTGCTCCTGCCACAATCTTATTCGCAGTTACTGAATCTGTGGCTAATTTGTCCGTAGTTATTGATCCATCTTCAATAACTGTCAAGGAGTTAATGCTGAGAACACCTTGATCAACATAAATATACCCAGTGGTATTTGTTGCAATAATCTCAACTCTTATATTCACAGCATCGGAAGGAACAGTAATTAAAACTTCCGACATTGTAAATGTTGATGCGGTAATTTGATTTCCAGTATCAACTACAGTTTCAACATTAGAAGAATCGAATGTGACTACTCTGACAGCACCATATCCGTCTGCACCAGTTCCTAACTTTATGTTTGCTTGAGCAATATATTTTTGATTAGGGACACATTTGAACTTTACATTGCTGATAACACTACCAGTTCCATATCCAGCTCTCTTTGCTACCCAAGAACCATTATAAGCATTGGTAGGTTCATTTACTATTGTCCATCCTTGACCTTTTGTCCAGGAAGAATCACCAAGTTCGAAATCATTATTTTCACAAAGATTTGCAAAGTTTCCAACAACTAATTTAGATGTAGTAACGGCTCCTGCTCTAATCTTTGGTGTTGTTATGGAATCGTCTGCGATATGAGTTTCAGTAATTTCACCAGCTTCTATTTCTGCAGAAAATATAATTCCTGGAGAAAGTTTTTCAGCAGTCACTGATCCATCAAGAAGTTTACCAGGATTAACCCATTGTGTACCATCCCAAGCATATAATCCCTTTAGATCAGGATCAACAACATCAAGATATAAAGTCATTCCACCACCAATGGCAGCAGGATCGACCGGTAATGATGTTACAACAATAGTTCCTTTAGGGAGATTTGTAACAGTACTCTGTAAACCAGTAAGATTGGATTCTGTTGTTGCAAGATCACTTTGAGTTTGTGCTAAATCGTCTTTAGCTGTATTAAGATCATTTACAGCAGTAGTTAAATCATTTTGAGTGTTTGTTAGATTAGTGTTAAGTGTATCAACACTAACAGAAACTACATGAAGATTTGAGGAGACTTCGTCAATGTTGGCTTGAACATCACCAAGTCTTGAATCAACTATAGCTCCAATTTGATCTTCTGTGTGAGTTACTACATCACCAGGAGTTATTCTTGACATAAACCTACTTATTCAATAAAAGTATCAACATATTTTTTATCTGCTCCATGTCATTCTTTAATTCAGAAATTGCCTGTGTATTTTGGTCGAGTTGAGAATTCCTTCTCCTCAACTCTTCCTTCTTTTTATTGTAAGCTTCTAATCCAGCCGTATCAATGTTAATAATTGCCTTTGATACGGGATCCCTTACAAGGTTTTGATGATCTTTTACTCTAAGCACAGGCAATAATCCTTAAATCCTTGACAGTTGGAACCTCAGAACTATTTGATGAAGTAAATGCCAATTTCACTGTAACTGCATCAAATGGTGGAATATCAGAAATACTGTAAGTTACATCATAGAATTTCTGGTCTGCTGATTTAACGAAATCTGCATCTGGAGTTGCCAAGACATAATTCACTGCTGAAATGTCAGATGCAAGAGAAGTCTTGTAGTAAACAAGAATATTACTTGCTGGTGGAACATTAGCTGCGAATTGTATCTTTAAGAAAGTAGAAATATTCTGAATATTTACCTTCTTTGTCATATATTTAGAATATGTGGAGCTTTGGTTTGCCATTTCATCAATGAATCTGTCTTGAGAAACTATGGTGACAGGATCAAGACCAGCAGCCTTTGCCACAAAGCTTCCATCCACTGTTATATCTCCAGTTACTGAATCAACCGCAGTGACTAGCCAATCGCCATTATTACTTACTGCTGATGAAGTATATCCAGATAATGTAATATATCTCCCTACAGAAACGGTCTTTAATAGATTTTGGGTTGAGCTATCTGCAGAACTAATAACAGAATTAGCAACTGCAATATTTGTAGATGCTGATACGATAGTTCTTGTATCTAGAGCAGCAACATTGATACTTGCGCTTGTTGGAATATTCACCTTGTTATTGACAGCAATTAAACTTAATCTGTGAGTATCAATTACAGGAGAAACTGCCTCATTATTCGAGAACATTGTTGCTCTAAGAGTAAATGATTTTGCTCCAGCATTCTCAAGAGTTTCATTTGTTTTATCAGCAATCATTCTTGGAGAAGTGAAATAATTGTTATCGTTTGGTGATACTCCAGAGAATGTTGAATCTATTATGTAAGGAATCTGTGATCCACTTACTGCTTTACCAGACATTGTCTTCATGTCAAATGTGCAGGTAGTATCGGTGAAGTTTTGGTATTGAATCACTGGCTCTACAACATCAAACTGAACACTCTCGGTGGCCACGACATCATCGTTTCCAGCATATCCGGAAGTTGTTGCATTGGTTGTAAGTGTAATTACATAAGAATCCAACTCAACATTAGAGATAACATGAGAAGCATTAAATTCTGATGCTGGAATTCCATTGACACTGGCAGTTACATTAGAGATAGTAACTGTAGAACCATCAGGTAATTGATGATCATTATGAAACACTCTAACCTTATTTGTTCCAGTGACTGTCTGGAATGGTTGAATTGCCAATGTCGTTGGCTTGATTGAATCATTAACAAATTCTACCTCTCCATATTGTCCTGTAGTAAAGCTGGCTCTATGGATTGTAAACTTCAAATCTTGTAGTTGATCTGCAGTCCATGTAGAAGCATTTTGTGATTTAAATAATACTCCAGCATATGGTTGTTCAGAAATGTATCTATCAGTTCCGATATTCTTTTCACCAAGTTGAGATATCCATACCTTATATTCATTAGAGTCAGAAAGAAGAACGAGGCAGTATTCTGTAGAATCTTGAAGATAAATTGGTGATGGAAATATGAACGGAGTAGCAACAGTTGCATCTGCAGAAACAGATATGTTATCTGGAGTCATTATGATTCTTGAGAAAGGAATAACAGCCTTTCCTGGATATCCGTTAACAACTTCTCTGATTTCTAATTGAACAGGAATTGCAGAATCTTTTGCCTCAAAGAAAACGTCAACCTTGGTAATAAATGCTCCACCTGGTTGTTGTATCAAGAATGTTTGTGCAAGTGGATCATACCAACCAGTATCAGAAATAACCTTAGTGAATCTCTGAAGAACTGTCTGTGATTGTGTAACGGTGTTTCTTACAATTTCCGCATTTCTTGTTGCAGTTACAGATGCTTGCTTAGTTTCAATAATTCCTTGGGCAAGATATGTCTTTCTACCTTGAGAGGTAAAATCAGTTCCATTGAGTTCGGAATTGGTTAATTTAAATTCTCTTTGGCCAGTTCTGAACCTGATAGAATCTGTATTAGGAATCATGAACAATCCAGCAAGATCACCATTAAGTGTTGATACTAGATCTCCACCTTGAGTAAGAACTGTTGGAGTGGTGGTGATGGTTCCTCTTGCTCCGGAAACTGTTCCAGCAATCTTATCTCCTGCAAGGAAATTACCCTTGATATTAGAAATGAAAACTGATCTATCTCCGGCAGCAGTGGTTTGTTGAAGCATGGCCACTGCAGTTCCAGGAGCATTGTTTACAGAATAGATTACAGAAGCTCTTTCTACAACAAAGATTACATCACCACGATTTAGTGCTACGTCAGAAGCTCCACCAACTTGTCTGTAAGCTTCATCGGAAACACCACCAACGTTTGTTGAATAGTCAAAATTTGATCCAAATCCAGAAAGAGCAGTAAAGTCAACTTTGGTTGCTGGAGTAATGTAATCAGAAATATCTATGCTATCGAAGAATGGGTAAAACTTAGTTTCTGGCTTTAATCCTCTTGCAAGGAAAGCAAGATTTCTTGAACGAATATAAGGAATTACAGCAGTAGATACTAATCTATCATCGGTTACATTTCTATCAATCTTAGCAACAACAGAAGTGTTAATTCCTGTCCTGGACTGCCCTACTTGTTGCGCGAATGTTTCATATGTAACTGTTCTAATACCAACATCACTCCTAGTAGCTGCTGAATCTCTTCTTGCAGCAGTTCCCCATCTTGAATTGAAAGCTGCGGCATTTCCACCATTTTGAATAACAATATGGTCTTGACTTACTCCTTGAGAAACTGGTGTTCCTGTCCACTGAGTTTGCCATGCATTCCAGACGGTTCCAAGAACTCCAGAGCTTTGAGCAATAGTTAATATTGTGTCAAAGTTTCCTTCAACGTTTGTAACGATATCTGGAAGTCTATTTGTTTCAAACCATTCATCAGAGGATGGATTTAAATCAATTGAACCTAAGAAGGTGAAGATGGCGAATGGATTAACATTCTCTGCTCTTGATGCGTATGGTTGCTTGATGAATTCAACATTGGTGTATGGAAGAGTAATAATATCACCAGTTAATTGATATCCATCTGTAGTTCTATCTGTATTATTGGAATTTGACTCAATAAGATTGACATTCTTCATGTTGAAGAAAGGTTTAAGAGTCTTTGCTTCCATGTCTACAGAGCAACGATAGTCTGGCTGGTTTACATCACCAACACCATGACCTGTAAAGGAATCAACAATGAAGCCATTTTTATATCTTTCTAATCCATCACTGTCTGGAATTGATAATGATTTTGTGTCTTGCTCTAGTAATGAAAGAGATGTGTAATACTCAAGATTATCAATTCTTTTCTCGAGTTTGCCAATGTCTCTCATGGTGTAGCGTTTATTATCTACAGCCTTACGAATAACATTATCATTTGATGTCCCAAAGGTATATGGTTCATATTCAAGATTAAATAAAACCATCCCTTCTGAAGGATCATTTGGTTCAATTGGAGTTAAGGAAGATATACCAGAAATAACAAAATAGTTACCTCTTGCATCTATTGCAATCTTGTCTTTCCTGGATAGATAGTATTCAAAGTCAGCCTCAATATCTATACCTCTTTTTGGAACTCCGTTTACAGAAGATCCTGTTCCAGAGAAAACTGTTCCTGCGTTGGCCACTCTTGGGCGAAAGTCAATGCAATCCCTTAGAGGAGTTGAATTGAAATAAGGAATATCCTTGTAATCTATGGTGCTTAGATAAGAATTAACAGTAAAGTAATCACCAGTTGTGCTATGGGCAAAATACTTAAATGTAATTTGAATTGGGGCAACAGGAACAGGTGATCCTGGTAATAATGTAATGGATGCTAAGTCATAGAATGAATTTGTCTGTCCATCATTGAATACATATCTATCGGATATATCTATAGAGTAAGTTCCTGAAGGAGTGGTGAAATCTCCAGTATCCATCTTAACAGAAACTAAACTATATCCATCAGCATATCCAAGAGTAATTAACTGAGCAGCCGCTGATGATAATGTTGTCTTAGTTACAGATGTAGTGGTTAATGTCTTTGTTTTTTCTGTTCCTGTTCCACTCTTGTTAACAGCGGCAATTATTATCAGATTTGTATAAGTGGTTCCAAAGTCTATTTGAACTTGTGTATTTCCAGATAGTCTTGTAATGGCAGAAGGAACAATATGGCTTCCTGTTACATTATCCACAACAATGTAATTTCCTGTAGCTGCTTCTGAGGCAAAGGTATCATTCCCGCCAGTAACAGTCAAGGTAATTGTGTTTACTGCCCCACCAGTTCTTACAAATTTCTCATAGACAGTGTAAGAAGTTCCAATAGTATTATCTGCGCTTCTTACAGTTTTGATAGCATAATTTGGAAGTGGAAAAATCAAAGAAGAATTATTTGGCTCTAAGATTTCTGTAGTTAGTAAGAATATTGCTTCACCAGTAACAGTAACGGATGCTGAAACAGTTAAGGATATGTTACTCACTATAGCAGTAACTCTTCTTGTATTACTTCCAACTTGAATATAATCTTGTAGTTGAAGTTGTTGATTAAATAAAGTTCCTGTACCAGTTACGGTTGTTGAAGATGCAGTTGCAGAACCTGTCAACTGAACAAGAACTGGATTTACATCTGCGGTAAAGCTGGTAGGAACTGTTCCACCATCGTAGTAGAACATCTTTACATTTCTGTTAAAATCTTTACCAGAATCTAATTTGATATCAAATATGGATAATTTATAGATTGCTGCAGAGGTCCCAATGGTCCCTGAATGATATTCAATTGCCTTAACCTTACATGTGCCAATCTTTGATCCTGTAGGTGCTCCAGGAGAAACAGAAAGATTATCATATAAGTCTAAAGTTGCGAATACATCTATCAAAGGAATATTGTTTATGTTGGTAACAAGAACATAATTACCAACAGTTGCATTGATCTTTGTGTCGGCAACCTTTACACTATCTCTTGACTTAGGAACAGGAACATATGAAGTTGCAATCTTTTCAATTTCATACCCTTGAACATAAGCTTTACTTGGTTCTATACCGATCGCAAGTTTGGATTCATCACCACCTTGCTCTGGTGTATAGATTCCTCTGTTGAAAACAGGATTTGTTGTGTATAGCCATGTAACTCCACCAACCCCAGAGTCTGCAGCAGTTCCAGTTGTGTGAGTTGGAGGAATGTTTCCAGAAACTGCGTTAGATTGAGAAACGTAATAATTTGCTCCATTAAGAACAATATCACCAACTGCATATGTAGTTGCAGTTTCCCAATCTGAACGATTATTATTTCTATGTTCTCTTACATCAATCCCGAAAGGTTTGATTACATAGTTTCCAGACTCATCGAAAGTTCTTCTTGCAAGAGTTTGTTCGAGGACAGAGTATTCGGTTCTTTCTATCTTGTATTGAATAACTCCATTTTCTATTCTGAGAATTTCAACGAAGTTTTCGTCTAATACGGAATCTAATGCTAATTTATTAAGAGTTAAGGTAACATTATAACGATCAGCTCCAGGAGCAGCAAAGTTTGGAGTTCCTTGGGCATTATCAAGTAATGATTCATCTTCTTCAGAAGAAATAATTGATTCTTCTATTGTTAGTCCAATTCTGTAAGAAGGAGTATTTGTGTATGGGTCAAGAATAATATCTTGGTCAGCCACTCTGGCAAAGGTGCCACGAATAAAGTAAATACCTTCCTTAATAGAAACTAATGAAGACTTTCCTGTTGCTCCAGTTGCCTGTGTCTTTACAAGAAGAGTGGAAAGTGCAGGATCTTCAGGAGTTAATAACTCATTATCAGCGAATACTGCGGTTACATTATCTGTCCCGGAGTTTAAGTAATTTACATAGATAGTGTCTGGATTTGTTCCATCGGTTGCTGTATGCTTCTTAATTACTGCTCTAACTCCAGAAGTTCCACCGACAACAATCTCACCATCAAGACTTTCGATTACTGTAGAAGCAATTGCAGGTCCATAAGATGCTTGAAGTTTCACATAATGGAACTGATCATCAAAAGAAGTATTACCAGGTATGACCATGGCGCCTTCCTTGAAGATATTATTACCATGTCTGGTAATTTGCTGTTGAAGAATCGTTTGAAGTTGAGTTAATTCTCTTGCTTGAACAGGGTAGCCTGGCTTGAAGAGAATCCTATAGAAATCCTTTGATTCAGAAAAATCATCATTGTATGGTTGAGCATTTAAATCAATTGCCATGTGGTTATCTCTTTAATTATTATATGATTATAATTATTTAGTTTAGAATGTTAAAATTGTTCTAAACGAAATTGCCTGAGATGATGTTGGGGTAAAGGCAGTCTTGTTGTTTATATACAGAAGATCACCGGAAAATTTATCTATTGTTGGAGCAACTACAGCAGTGGTAGTTATTTCATCGTTTGAAGCATTCTTGTAGACCAATCCATCATTTGGGAGTAAATCATCCAGTGGTTGAAGTAATAAAGATGTGGAAGTGGATTCGACTATAAGGAATCTTTTATTATCCACTCCTTGAAAAATTATCTCATCTTTGGGAAACTTTGTAGTATCTACAGTTGCTGATATTTTATAACATGCAGAACCAGTAGAAGATCTATACCTAACAGAAGAACCAAAAGATGCTAAATTTTTGATTATGCCTGTCTGTCTTAGATCATTGGTAATTGCCAATCCTTGACTGGTTTCGCTGGAAATAGTTGTGGAGAACATTAGATCTTTAGCAAAGAATTCATCTACAGCATTCTTTCCGTGGCCACCTTTTGGAGAAATAATTGCCCTGGCTGTAGCTCCTGTTCCATCTCCACCAATTGTAATCGTTGCCCATGTATATCCTGAACCAACATTGGTCATTGCTACTTTGATAATTGCTCCAGAACTTATTGTAGCTGTTGCCACTGCTCCACTTCCATCACCAACAATAGTGACAGGAGCAGTTGTATATCCTGTACCACCTGCTGTTACTTTGATTGCTTCCAATGCTCCATTAACTGCTTGAAGTTCTATATTTGCCTGAAGAGTATTAATATCACCAACAGATAAATTGGCAAGAAGTGATGCTCCGCTTCCATCACCAGTTACATTAATATTTGCCAATGTGTACCCAGATCCAGGAGTATCTACTACGCAACTCGTAATCGATCCTGAATTTATCACTGGAGTTAATGAAACTCCACCACCATTTCCTGCAACCACTGCAGTTGCTGTTGTATATCCAGATCCACCATTTTCTATAGTTACAGATTCTACTCCACCATTAGAATAAAATTGATTATTTAATGCAGTCATGACAGGAAGATAATCTGCAGTCATGAATTTATTCCTTAGAGCAACAGGAAGATTATACATGAACTTCCATACATAGCCATCAGCGTAAGTCTGTGAGGTTGCATCGTTTCCTGTTGGTTTTACTGTAGATGCTGCTCCATTGTTATTGAAGATACACTTGTATACATTATGTTCATCTGTCTTGACATAGAAATCTGTAGTTTCCAGAGAAGTTACAGAATCATCATACATATCATAGATGGTTCCGGTTACCCAATCGATTCTTCTGATAACAAAGCAAAGATCATTTATGGTTAACTGTTTGGTATAGACTATGTTACTCCTAGAGTTAATCTCATAGGAGTAAGTATCAACAGGAGTTTCCAGAGTATCGGTTTCATCCCATGGAAGAACCTTTCCCATGTAGAAAAAGTATCTTGCTGACTTTGTTAACAATTCATTATAAACTGCCTGAGCTAATGCTTTTTTAAATATTGTTTTTGATATGGCTGACATTGTTTTAACCTTTATTCTACGTAGTCATCTTCGACGTAATCTTCTTCCACATAACCTTCTTCCGAAACTGCCTCAAATCCTGATGATAAAGAAGTTGATAGAGTGAGTTGATTCTCTATAACATACTCACCAAAGAGAGCAAATCCTGCTGGGTGAATATACTTCTTTACGATATTCTTATACGCTTCTAGCTGTTCATCTATCTTTATTACATAAGAGTATGATTGATAGTATCTGCTATCCTGAATATAAATAGCATCAGATATGAACCCATCATTATTAGAGAAGTATCCTGGATATTTAGCAACCGCACCAATGTTGAATTTTATCACGCAATCTGTTGGGCCATCTAGAGTTACAGAGAAATCACTGGAACCATAACCTAATCCAAATTGAATAATCTTAACAGCTAATACTGCTCCGGTTTCACTTACCTTAGATATCTTTATCCTTGTTCCTGATCCAGAACTATAAGTAATATCAAACAACTGACCAATAGTAAATCCTGCTCCTGCAGTAGTAATTGAATATCCTGATGTAGTCGGTAATGTAGTTCCAGAAAATACACTTGAAGTAATTGCGCTTCCTACAGGAACTACTCCATAGTAATTCTTACTTACAAAGAATTGATAAGTAGTTCCGGAAATAAACTTTACTTTCTCCACTAATAATGTAATTCCATTAGAAACACTGAACTCCTTACTAACCATGTCTAGAGGAGTTCCACCAGAAACATCTATAAAGACAGATGTATCCTGAATCCACTTTCCATCAGAAGGAATGAGAACGAAGTTTCCAGGATAGATTAAATCAATATCTTTGTTGAAGAGTAATCTAAACAATAACCTGAAAGATGCTTCTGAACCTTTTGCAGAGTATAGTTGTTTGATGTTCCTAAGGAATAATGCCTCATTACCTGAATAAGTATTGGTATAGTTAAATTCTTTCCTGAACTGTGTAATGAAACTATCCAGACTTACATCAATATCTCGAACGCTTTCAAGATCTCTTTGTTCGGTCTGATCAAGATAAGCGTAGTATGCTTCCAGAAATAAAATAAAGTTCTCATAGTCCGAGTTGCTTTGAATAAACTCAGGTAACTGTGTCCTTACCAGATTACTTAATTTTAACTTGCTCATTATGATCTGCTAGATGTAAAGGTATAATTACTACCACCTTCCGAATTACCAAGAGAAACGTTATCCACGATTATATTTACTGTAATCAACTCATCAGGAATCTGCACAATTTGATCACGGACAGACATTACATCATAGGATTCTGGTTTTATTATTAATACCAAGTCTTCTACTACTGAGGTAATATTCAGTGCTGTAATTGTGATGTTTCCTGTGGTGTAGTTTACTGTTCCAATATTATTTAAAATAATTTTATTGTTATTGGAACTATACTTGAACAGTCTAAGTATCCCAGCACTATCTTCTATGTAAACAATATCATCGCTTCCAAGTATAGTGAAACCTGAACTTAGTATGTTTTGATCTCCACTATCAGAGATAGGATTTCCCAGTGTTATTTCATATTTTGCATTAGTGTCAAACGCAGGAGTTACTGGATACTGTAACTTGATAGTAGTAACATTACTTACTATGGAATTATCAGAAACGTCAATTAATCTTGATAGTTGGGAGCTTCTATATCCAGCACCAAACTTCTCCAGATTATTGGTATTGTAGTCCTGAATAACCTGAGTAATAACACTCTTAAGATCAGTAATGCTTCTGGTAGTCAAATTAGGATTATAGTATACAGAAGATGTTACCTCTACGTTAATATTCTTTGGATCAACTATTTCTGGAATTACAGACATTACCTTTCTAGTATTGATAATATCTCTCTTGATTGCTTCTTTCTCTATCTGAGTTAATGCTGATGCAGAGACAGGTTTGATACAAACAAATACCTTTCCATAAACAGGAGGATCGTTATCTTCACCACCCCAAACATTAACCGACCTTGCATTAGAGTATTTGGAAAGAATCAGAGTTGAATAATCATCGGAGTTTACTGCTCTATTCTGGGAAGCAAAGTATTTGGGAGCATTGAAACGAATAGATTCTATATCTTCTATATCTTCTCCACCAGATGCTGCCTGAATTGTGGTTACCTGAACTGTTCCTCCAAGTAAAGATGATCCTTGATAGGTGAATGACTTTGCTTTGTTTGCAGAACCAGCATTGGTTACTAGATATTCTAAGCCAACAACATTGCCAACTTCCAATGACTTTCCAAGAGTTCCATCACCAAATTCCAATTCATATAGCTGATCTTCTATTTCCTTAATGAAATATATTTTACTATCAGAGTCTACATTAAGAATGGAAGTTGCCAATACATAAGGAGTAGAATTAACAGAAAGAGAAGTATCTTTTACTCTAACCTTTAATGTTGATAGATCACAATTGATATTGGGAATTGTATAGACTACTCCGTTGGCCACTGTATAATTAAATAAAATTGGAACACCTTCCTTGATCTCAAGATTCTGGAATAAGTATTCTCCTCCACTCAATGTTGTAGTAACATCTTCTATGGTATAAAAATTATACTGATCACCATCTATGGTTGTGGAGAAAGAAGTATACTTTGGTAATGTCAGAACTCCAGGAGTTGATGAGGTATTATAGACTCTTAGATTAACTTTAGCAGTTGGAGCAGTAACTGATCTGGGAATATACCCAAGTGACTTTGCCAAAGAAACAACATTATTTCTCTTGGATGCTGAATCTAGAAATGCTTCATTAATTGCCAGATTTCTATAGAGATTATTATAGTGAGTATTGTAGGCAAGAACATCTAGTAGAATAGTTAATCCGCTACCTTCAAAATCGTAATCCGAGAATTGTGATTGTCCTTGAAGGAATGTCTTTAAATTTGTCTTGATTGCATCAAAGTCAAGTTCGCCGGTGTTTATTTTTTTATTGTTCATAGACTTATCTTGATCTCTTCAAGGAAAGATTGAGTGTAATTGGTTGAGTTGTGTTTACTATCATGAATTCTATAGAAACGTAGAGAGTATTATTATCGTCAGAGGAAATCACCTTGACATTAACAAGTTTTACTCTTGGTTCGTAATTTACTATCGTTTCTGTTATGGTGTTCTTTATAAGAATTTCAGTCATCATGGAAGCTGGCTCAAACAGTAAGGAAGTTACTTGAGAACCAATCTCAGGATGGAATCTTCTTTCATAGAAGTTGGTCATCACAAGATTTCTCACGGAAGCTTTTATTGCATCCTCGTTCTTTAATGTGGGAACGTCTCCTGTCACAGGATGAGCAATGAATCTCAAATCGAGATCTTGAAATATTCGGGTGTTATGAGTAGATGCCATATAATATATTTAGTAATTATTGAACGTATTGAATAATATCGCTTTACTTTATTTAAAATTTAATGTATACTGATCTTAAGTTAATCAAAAGGAGTAAAGGAAATGAAAAAACTGAACTTGACAGAAGCTGAAAGAAATGGTATATCCGTTACTTTTGAAGTCAATAAGTTTGTTGCTTATCTTCCATCAGGAGCATTGTTGGGTAAATACTCCAGCAAGAATGCAATAAAAGCTGAATTCCGTTTGAACAATATTACTAATGCCAAGTATCATGGCATGGCCATACAGAAGTACTTGGAAAACTACGGAAACGTTTAAGGAGAAATGAAAATGAAAGATGTCATTTCACTCAAAGTATGTTCTTATTTAAAGAAGGAAAAATCTCTCAAAATCTCTTCTGAATTTTTCGCTGGTTCTTTTCCTAGAGAATTTTACGTTAGATCTCATCATACCAACAAGGTGGTGAAATTCATCTATGATGAGGAAAAGGCAAAGCGTCAAGAATTTTGGGATGGTGAGTATGCTGAGTATATCCCAGAAGTTCCAATGAAAAATATCGAGCGTGCTGTTGTTATTCACGAATATTAGGGAGGAACGAAATGGCATTCGAAGGTGAAGAACTCAAATTGATGTATGAACTCTTCTACATGAAAGACGAAGATAAGGTTTTATACCTCAAGGAATTGTTGGAAGAATCTTCAAGACAAACAAAAGAATTGTGTGATCTATATAATCATCCTTATCCAGAAGAAACATTTTCAAAAATAAAAGTTGCTCTGGCGACCATCATAATTTAATAGATATTACATAGAAGAGAATGGGCCTTTGGGTCCATTTTTGTTTTATAAATAATATATTATGTGTAGGAAATCAAATGGCAGAATTCATTAAGCACGCTGGGCAGGTCATAGTCGATCAGGTAACTATCACAACAGCCACTGGCTTTACTCAACCTGTTCTCAATCAGGTTGCCGGAATACAAATCTTCGAAGATATATTTTCTCCTTTCATTTCAGGAAACATAGTTTTCTATGACTCTCTTGATCTCACCAGTCTATTTCCTTTTACTGGAGAAGAAACAGTAAGGATAAAAGTTCATACTCCATCCTTCGAAGGAAAGAACAGAGTAATAGATCAAACTTTTTATATCTACAAGTTATCAGATAGAGAAACTGTTAATCAATCCACAGTTATCTACAGACTTCACTTCATATCCATGGAAGCTATTGTAGATTTAAATAAAAAGATGAGCCAATGCTTTGAAGGTAGATGTTCTGATATCGTGAAGAATATCGTTCAGAAAGGTTATGGATTACAATCAGACAAACAAGCAAACATAGAGTCAACTCCAAATGGAATAAAGTTCATTTCCAATTACTGGAGTCCTGTGAGAGCAATCAACTATGTTGCAGATAGATCAGTAAACCTAAAGAATTCACCAACTTATCTTTTCTTTGAGAACAGGAATGGATTGAACTTTATCAGTCTAGATACTCTTTATAAAGCTCCAGCATTATATAATTTTACTCAGGGAAATAAATCCAGGGACTTTCGTGATGATGGCTCTTCTGTTGTTGATATGGATAATGATATGAACAACATTCTGGATATTTCAGTTCCAGAAGGATTTGATTACATGACAGGAATACTTGATGGAATGTATGCTTCCAGGCAAATATCCTTTGATCCTGTAACAAAGAAATATACCGTGAAGAACTTTGATATGCTATCTGATTTCAGGAAGAATAATCACCTGAATGACTTTCCCATTACATCCAAGAAAGTAATAAGAAAGAACAATTCCACTATCCTGATTACTCCAAAGGACTATGGAAACTTCAACAACTTTGGGGACGTTACAGATAGCACTGTTTCGCAGAAGAGACTATCTCTAATGAAACAATTAAATGCTTATAGAATACACATAAGAATGCATGGCAGAACTGATTATACAATTGGGCAAAAGGTTAATCTTACTTTATATAAGAATCAACCCATAAAGAATGCGGAAAGTAATACAGACTTGATAGATAAGGTATTCTCTGGAAACTACTTGATTGCTGCCATTAACCACTCCATAAGTAGAGAGGAACATATCTGCACTATGGAAGTGGTTAAGGAAAGCTTGATGATCAATCTTGATAAGGGGATTTAATCCTTCTTCTTTCTTCCACAATTACGCATATCTTTTCATCGTTCATAAATTCAGGACTATTTATTACTGCTAAGCGATCAACGTTAGGAAAATATGCAGGTCTGTTTATAACATTTGTGTTTACACAGACCCTCATATTTGGATCTAGCTTTTGAAGTTCTTTAATTAATTCCGCGACTGTCATGGTTTGTTCCTTTATGTTTGTTCTGCTATTCCTGGTGATAAACCTTGATTTCAGGCTCAACTCTTTTGGGTGGGTTTCTGTCTCGTTCTATTGCTCGTTTTGCTCCTTCCAAACTTATTTCATCATCCACATATTCCCAACATCCAGTGATCTTATTAAGGAAATGTAATTTTTCAACTCGATAAATAAAAAGTTTGGAATTGTTATTATCAACAACGCGGTATCTTGTCTTGAAGACTTCCTTCAGAAAATTAAGTATTCGTTTCATTATTATCCCGCATTGAAAGAAGCAAGAATCACTCCAGGATTTGTTCCCTTTACTGCTTTGCCAATAAGTTCTACTGATACATCATTTGGTGAATAGCCCAAGCACCATTGCAACTGAATTCTTCATAACGAGAATGTGGCTTAGTGTTTCTAGCCTCTTCTTCATTCTTTACTGCCACTACCGCTGAATCATAAGTATCATATCCTTTATTTACACCTTGTGATATCAGATATAAGTTCATAATTTTTCCAATTTTATTTAAAGGCAGGGAAATTAACGGTTTCCTTGAATTTAGTTAGGGAGTTCAATTCCTGAAGTTTGTTAGCTATTTGAAACATCATGGTAGTGGAGGCGACAAAGTTATTGGATGCTTCGAAAATGTAAGAGTCAGAATTCTTCTTGTAAGATATTGCACCATAGTATTTCCCAGTTTCATCAGTAATCAGATGAACGGAAGAAGAATCAAGAACAAAAATCAGTTTTGCCATTTATTTACTCCATACCTTTGATTGTTTCATCGACTTGACGAAGAGCTTCAACAACTTCCTCCATCGTCATGATTTTCCCGAACTCATTTATCATTCTTACGTATTCTTCATGGGAGATTTCTCCCAACAAATAACTATAAGAGAGTTGAACATGAGCACTTATCAGATATTTTCTCATTTTTGGTTTACCTTGTTGTTAGAGGCTTGAATGAATTTCTCAAACTCACTCTTACCAAGTTCTTCATCAGCATACACAACCATACTGCGGAACTTCCAATCTGAACATTCGATACAATCTTCATCAATATGATCAGTATAGTGAACATCTATGAATATCCTTGGTTCCCGACTTTCCCCATCATCACTGATAAGAAAAAATCTATCCATGTAATAATGTTCATTACCAATGAATTCGTTACGGGATTTGAAGGAAAAATCGAAGTCTACTTCCTGATATAATTCTGTTCGATGTTTTTCGCTAACAACATTAATTATTTTTTGACTAAGATCGGCCATTTTAAATCTCCAGATCGAACTGTTTAGTTACGAAGGCAATGATTTCACCGCTTTTGATTTTTTCAGAAACCCAATCGGAAAAGTGATGCGCCTCACTTTCGAAATAAAGTCCTTCTTCACGTATGAATACCATTTGATCGCCTGAATCAATAGAAAACGCAATTTCCTTTCCTTGTTTTGTTGTGATCTTTGTAACCATGACTTGATGAATCATTTTATTTTCTCCGTTTGATTAACTTAAGATCAGTATACATTAAACTTTAAATAAAGTAAAGCGATATTATTGATCCATTACTAAATAATTAATATCATATCAAGGAATACCATGGAACAAAGATTTTTCATTGGAGTTGTTGAGAGTAGGCAAGACCCATTAAAATTAGGTCGTTGTCAAGTAAGAATCGTAGGTCTACATACAGAAGATAAGTCTGTTCTTCCTACAGATAAGCTTCCATGGGCTATTCCAGTTCAATCTATCACTTCCGCAGGTATTTCTGGAATTGGTAGTTCTCCTGTAGGTCTTGTAGAAGGATCAGTAGTCAAAATAGAGTTTGCAGACCCTGATCAGCAACAGCCGTTTATTATTGGTTCAATCGGAGGAATACCTCAAGCAGAAGGCTCCATAGACTCTTCAGATAATACTTTGGTATTAAAGAATTCAGATGGAAATATTGTTCGTGATCCTGTAGATGAAGATAATCAAACAAGTGATGATATAGTTCTCAGGCCAGCAATGTATTATACTCAGGTAACTCCTAGATTGCTTTCTTTCATCAAGGAAGAAGAAAGTCTAAGATTGAATGCCTATCAGGACTCTGCTGGAGTGTGGACAGTTGGTTACGGAACAACACTAATAAATGGGAATCCAGTCACTCCTAATCTTGTGATTACCGAATCTCAGGCAGATGATTATTTAATTACTGCCATAAAGAATGATGCGATGGATTCTGTAAGAAAGAATACTAAGGCATTATTGACCCAGTCTATGTTTGATTCTCTTTGCTCTTTCGTATATAATGTAGGAAGAGGAAATTACTTCAAGAGTAGCCTGAGAACAGTATTAAATGCAAATAAGTATTTAGATTGTGCAGCATCTTTCTCTGATTATAATAGAGATAAGAATGGCAATGTTCAAACTGGATTAGTAACCAGAAGACTCAGAGAAAAACAATTATTCCTTGAAGATGGTGTTCCTAATGACTCTGGGGAAATAACAAAATCAGAAACTCCTGTAGATGAACCAGATAGTAAAGGTTCACCCAGTGCAGGAATATCTTCTGGTGATATTGGATTCAAAGATCCAAAAGGAGTCTATCCACTTTATAGAAATGAACCAGACACAAATAGACTTGCCAGACACGAAAACATTTCCAAAACAATCGTACTCAAGAAAGAAGCAGCAAGGGAAAGAAACGTTCCTATAGCTGGTGGAGGATCATGGGATCAATCTCATATTCCTTATAACACCCAGTATCCATTTAATCATGTGTATGAAAGTGAATCTGGTCATGTGATGGAATTCGACGATACAAAGAATTCAGAAAGAATTCACATTTATCATAAGTCTGGGACATTCACAGAAATAGATGCCAATGGAACTCAGGTAAACCGTATTGTTGGTGATGGATATGAGATATACGAGCGTCATGGATTTATTCATATTAATGGCAATGCCAATGTAACAATAGATGGAGCAAATAATGTAAAGGTTGGTGGAGTTCTTAATCTTGATGTAGTTGGAGCCACCAACGTAAACATATATAACAACTTGAATTTAAATGTTTCTGGCGACATGAATGTTGCCGTATCTGGTGCTTATAAAGTAAAGGCAGACACAATAACATTTGAATCAACAGATACCTTGGATATGTCTGCCAACGAAACAGTTCTTCAAACCGGCGCATTTGGAGTAAACGCAGGATCATTTACAACCACTACAGACATTAACTTAGGTGGTGTTGGGCCAGCAAACAGAACAGGATTATTTGCTCCAGGAATTCCTGGAATACCAGAGCCGATAAGCTTCTCGGAACTTCATGTAATTACCAGAGGAGCAGAAGCTGCATTACAATATGAAACTCCAGAAGATGGTGATCCTTCTGATTATCTTGATTATCAAGTAGAACAAGGATTAATTCTTGAAGAAGATATTAATTCAGGAACAGAGGAAAAATCAGAGTCTATACCAAAGAATAATGTTAAACCTGTGGATAGTTCTTGCGATGTAATATTCGGTATGGATGATTTTCCATCTTCTCTTCAACTTTCCACGAATTTTACCCTTGGCGCATTGACAAGTAACGGAACAAGAAAACTTGTAGATCAATTCGGAACGAGTAAACAACAAATAGCATGCAATCTTAAGCAGCTATGTGTAAATGTTCTAGAAAAGATCTATGAGAAATATCCAAATATGATTATCACTTCTGGATTCAGAAGACCAGGTGATGCTGCAAATTCTAGTCCTACCTCAGACCATTACTTTGGATATGCTGCAGATTTAAGATTAAATGGATACACCAGAGAACAGCATTACAATGCCATCAAGGAAATACAAAAGATAGTTCCCTACTCTCAATTGATCCTTGAATATGCCGGAAGCAGCACGGTGTGGATACATGTTTCATATAAATCTCAAGGAAACAAGAATCAAGTGTTAACTATGAGAGATCATAGAAGAGTAGGAAACGTTGGTGAATTTAAGCTAATTGTCTAGAAAGTTCAGCACAAGAGTTGGCTTTGTCTATAAGTTCTTTTGCTTCCTTGGAAGTTTTGACAAATCCAACTCTTATTCCATAAAAGAGGATTTCGTAACCTCCTCTTACTTTCCTGTGAGCATATGGTATTTTCATTAGTTTCATGTTTACGATTTAGATTTCTTTTCTTCCAACTCTAATACTCGATTAATTGCATCCTCGACAGAATCGAAACCTGTCTCATAATTTGCATCAGGTGATGTCAAAGTAATAGTGCCATCTGAATAAAATGAAATTTCGTAACCTCTAAAATCGAAAGCAACTTTAAACATGACTACCTCCTATGGTAAAGATTTAAGTATACATCTAGAGAAGAATAAAGTAAAGCGATTTAGGAAGCATCTATCGCCCATTTATAGAACTTGAGGTTGAAGTTTATTCTATAATAAGATCCTGCCTGATATTCTCTGATCCTCTTTTTAGCTTCCTTGAGAGTGGCTTCCCAACCGACATATTCCTCAAACAACCATATATCGTATCCTGTATCACCATCCTGGCAAGGATCTATATCAAAGCATTTATACGTATGACATTTTTTTCTTGAACAAATTTCATCACCAAACATTTTTATCTCCAGTCTTTACTCAGTGGATACGGACCTCTTTCGAAAGTCCATCGAATGTAATCGTTATCACAGATGTCTTGAAGATTTTCCATATCTGTGGCGATAACTGCCCGCAAATCCGTATCTTCTTTTAGAGTTCCATCAGGATTCTTTTTATGAAATCCATTCTTGTCCCTGACACACTCAGTTCCGGTAACGTAATATAAATTCTTCATATGGATTTAATGAACCAAACTAATTCTATGAATATGCATCCGAATCCAATAACAAAAGATACTAATCCAAATAATCCTACAAGTTCTAGAGATGGAGTATTGTATCTTCGTATCTCTGCATATTCTCCAAGAGTTTTACCCAGAGCTATAAACATAATTCCAAGAAGAATCATCATCTTTTATTCTCCTACCAGTAGTTATGTCTCGGCGAGTGTTAAATAATCATTAACAATATCATCAGTGATTATTTCTGGAGTAATTCCTGTCAGTAGACTGAGAGCTCTTACTGCCTGTTTACCAAACAAGCGACTTTGATGATCAGAAGATTTAATGGCCAGAATCTTTCCGAACTCTTCAGCTATGTGTTCCCGAAGTATTCCAGGATCGAGATCGGAAACATCAGATTCTAGAATATAAACTTCTCCGTTACTCTTCCAATAAGCAAGTAATTCCCATGCCACTTTATATTCCAAAACAGTGGTCAATATTCCGAATTCGGATGAAATAATTTTATATTTCTCGCATTCAGCTTCATTATCACCTTTGATTCGGATGTTTTCCATCTCAATCAAAGATAGCACGTAAGCATTGACTAACCAACTTCTAATTTTATGTATATCCATAAACCTCCCTATGGTGAAGTAATTACTTTAATGAGTTTCACAGCCTTGAGGAAACTCTTTTCATGCCCAAGAGCAACTCCACTGTATGAAATGAAATACATTTTCTTGGATCCTTTGGTAATTGTGTAGCCTCTGTAAGAGTATGATGGCATCTATAGTTCCATTTGATTAACTTAAGATCAGTATACATTAAACCTTATTTAAAATAAAGGATTATTTAATCTATTGGTGAGTCAAGAAATTCCATACATTTATCAAATAAAGTTTCGTTACTCCTACAATGAAATTTTGTTATCGTAGTTTCTCCCCAGTCAAACCCAACAAACGTGACCGCAATTATTTCATCGGTGGCCACGTTATATAATGGCGATACATCATTAACAACTCGGAACGGAGTACTTACGTTTGGATTATGATCTCTTTGTATATGGAGTATCAGATCTATAAAGGCATATATGTTCATTTTTGGTTCTCGTACCTTCTCAATGCCAAAGTCACAGAATTAATTAATCTTGTTGTAGTGGAAGGATCGTTTATGAAATTTCCGTTTCTTCGGATCTTTTCCAATTCCCGTTTAATAGTGTAGATGGAATCATCAATCTCCCTTTGGTAGAAATCTTGGTGATTTTGTCTTAGATTGAATAACATATCATCATCCATACTCATCCTCCTATCTGTTATATGTGATTTATCTTTTATTTACTTCCTATTTCCAGTCTTCAATCATCTGTTCGGCTTGAGCCACAGCATCTTTCCAAGTTGGCATATGCTTCGCTGGCCAGTATCTAATTTCAGCCGCCTTGAAATCCCCGTTACATCCCCAGGCAAGACTAAAGTCTTTGTTCTCTTTGCGAGTTATCTTCACCCAGTGGCTGACACCACGCACCATCTTCTCGGTTCTCATTATTTCGTTTACTCCTAGAACAATCTATGCCCGTAGGGAAAGGTAACCGGAATTACGCCATGACGTTTCCTCAAATCGTTGATCCATTTGAGTTCTTTCTTGGCTTGCTCAATATCTTGAATCGCGTCAAGTGCCCAGTAAACCGAGTAGGCAGGAGCAGACACAACACCAACGCCGTATGTATTGTTGAGAGTATGTTCGGCTTGAGATTTCATTTTTACCCCTTGATATCGGTATATTGCATTGTCACGTAGCCATCACCTTCGAGGCGCTCTTTAATGTTATCGAAAGAATCGGCAACCCGTATTTTGTATCCAGTTTGTTGATATTCCATTTCGTAATCGTAACCAGCAACTGAACGTTGCCAAACTAATACTCTGGATTTGGTGGTATGCTCGAAGATTCCAGCTAAATGAAGAAATAACATTTTTTTACTCCGTTTGATTAACTTAAGATCAGTATACATTAAATTTTATTTAAAGTAAAGGTTTTGTGTAGAAATATTTTTAAGGTATACTTATTACCCCAACAAAAATAAGGAGGTAAAGTATGGCTAAGATTGGATACGTCTATCATAACTACTCTCTTAACATTGAACAGCACACATGGAATGCCTTCGTAGACGGCAAGCATGTAGTCCTCTGCAACACCTTAGATTGTAAAGATTTAAAAGAAGCAACAGATAGAGCAATAAAAATTTATCATGATGATAAGACGAAAGAAGAAAAGAATAAACTGACTGAATTAATATTAGCTAGGACTAATATGGTAAGCTCAGTGTTGAAGATAAGAACAACAATCTACAAATTAGCTCTTGCTAGAAAAGAATATGAAGAAGAATTTTATAAAGTAAAGAAACTTGAAAAGGAATGTGAAGGATTAGAAGATTAATGCTTTACTTTATTTAAAGTTTATATTATAATTATTCCTAGATTAATTAATTACTAGGAGAAAGAAATGAGCAATACTTTATTTATAATTCATGAATTACGGAAACAAGTTGAGTTTCAAAATAGTCAAATTTCGATGTTGATCAAGACTGTTCATGAATTAAAGAATGTTGTTGACTTACAAACCGAAGTAGATAGATCATGGAATAATCCTTTCGAGAAAGTAGATTCGATGATTTCGGAACTTGAATTTAACCAAGGAATAGAGGAATAAAGAAGAATTAGAAATAATTTCATAACAAAGAGGAGGTAAATATGATTGAACATTCAGATCCAGTAGCTTTTATTCTTATTGAAGATGGGGTAACAAAGCCTTACACTGTTGTTACAGTGTTTGAAAAAAGTGGGAGAATCTCGAAAAGTTTCGATAGATTTGAATCCGCTTTAAGTTACGGTCAAACTATCGCAAAGTTCTGGATGGTGGAATTAAGGGTTGTTTGCAGAATTCCTTGGGATCAAATCAAGGAAATTAAAGATGAGGGTGAAGATTAAATAACTCGCTGAAATTCATCAACAAGTTGTGACATGAGTTCTGGAGACACTATCTTTAGTGTTCTCTTGGACTCATTAACACTTTCTTCGTAATCTGTATTAGAAACAGAAGTTGCTCCGGAAATATCAGAGGAGCAAATATATCCGTTCAAATCAATCCAGTGGTGAACATCATTCTCGTGGCCTTCACCATATTTCTGGGTAACAAATAGATCCAGTGCTGGTTGGCTTAGAGGAAAATCGGATATATAATCATATCTGGCATTGATGATCATCAATGCCCAATGATATAGAGGAGTCCCATAGAACTTCTCGGATATGATTTCTGGTGTATCCCCATCCATAATATCATAGAGTTCAAAAAGGGTTATCTTAGAAGCAATTTCTTTTATAACTCTAACATTCCTGGTAATATCTTTTACTACCTTTATTTCTTCCTTTCCATTGATGTTGAAAGGATAATAGATGCTGGGAAAGTTAATAAAATACATTAGAATCCTTCGCGAATTTCGTCTTTAGTTAATCTTGCCAATTCAACAAAGTCTAAACTGATATTTATTTGTGTTGGAATTCCATTTTCAAACGTGTTAAAGATTCCATTGGGAGTGTAATTTACAGTGATAGATTGTAATACACAGCTGGTGTGTCTGTGTATCGCCTTGTTCTCCTCATTTCCTCTGTAATAGGCAATATCAAATTCTGATGGATAAATGTATATAAAATTATTTTTATCCTTGAATTCCGGATGGGCATGATACTTAAATTGTTGAATAATTCTCAACACATTATCAGCCTCTTTAGGATTTCTTGGAAAGAACTGATAATCCATTTGGAAAGTTCTGAAATTAACTCCATTGAATATTTGTTCTTTCAGAGGATTAGCTGCTAATCCTGTTGAGGCTGATACTCCAGAAGATGCTCGCATAACGTTGGCCGAAAGAATATCTTGAGCCAAGGAGCCGAACTTTCTGAAATCATCTGAACGAATATTTTTGAAAGAATCCACCATCTTTGCTATTTCAGCTGCTCCGGTTGTGGCATAGCTGAAAAGAGAAGTATCTTCCTCATCCCAGTTGAGTCCATACCTAATGCTTAGTTGATTGGGAACATGTAGAGCGATAGCGGTCTGTAGACGTTTCTGAGGACGAGTGAACGAGCCAATTTTATCTCCGGTAGCTAATAAAGCTCCCCCAGCTATCAAACCTCCCTTGGTTCCTACACTTCCTATGGGAATTCCCAGCGTCGCGATAGCAACATCCGAAAGAGCACCTACTGCAACTGCTGCTCCTGCGGTGCTGGTTTTGGTTACATTATTATCGGTATTTCTTCCGATAATGTCAGCAGTTTGTCTTGGTGAAACATTTTCATTGCTGATGGGAGTTGGGGTATGGATGGATTTTACTATCTTAGAATCTTCTGAAACATTAATGAAGAAGATTACATAATTGTTCCCGTATTGACTGTTTGGTGCATTATCTTCTTTTCCAAGCAAATCACTTGGATAACAATAATCAGTTACGGTATATTTTGCTTTCTGAAAGTCATTTGGGGATATTCTCCCCATACTGACGTAATCAAGCGCATTGATGTCTTTGGCCATTGGAAATACTAAAAGATGTGTTATAACTATTTAGTATTTCCACGGTCAATTACTAATCCAGAAGTGCTTTTAATTTTTCTATTACTTGATCAGGTGTGATTTTTTCAGCTTGTTCTTCGGTAACATTCCATACGGATGATGGATGGAATTGTGAATGTGGATGTATAAGAGCGTATGCTAGATATTTTTCTATCTCAAAAAGATGAGCAATAACTGATGCTGGAGTTTCATTCCTAAACACCTGATTATTAAATTCGGGACCTCCATAAGAGTTTGGCTGTATTTGATCGCGAAATTCCGGAGATATCGCCATCCAACCAGCTAGACAGCAAACAGTTCCACAATCTTCTTTGGTGACTTCCTCCTCCGTTCGTCTAGTACTTTTATAGATGTTATCAGTATTCCTCTGAAAGTACAACATATTAAGAAATTTTCTTCCATGGAGTTCCTCGTAGCTCTTCACTCGTTCCATGACTGCGATTGCTTTCTTGATGTTCTCTACATTTGGCATTATGATTTTTCCTTAATTTAATTGTAAGTTTACTTTCCTTCTTGTTTCAAACCTCAAAGCAGTATAATACAGTTCTAGAGGAACTTCATTCTTCGTGATAAATTTGAACGCGGCCCAACGACCCCACTTACGATAATTCTTTGCAGCAGTTATTGCCAAAATATGTTTATTCATTTTATTTCTCCTGATTTAAAAATTCCAGATATTCACTTATGGAGGTTACCAATTCATATGGTTCGAATGTGTTAATCCTGTCCCTCACGTCAAAATAGTCTGGATTGTGATTGCCTTCATACTGTAACTGATTCTCTGTCTGCTGACGCATCCATTCTTGAAAAGTCATTGTTGCCATCTTCATTCCTTGATAAGAAAATTTAAAGTATTAATTTCCTCATCCATACCATCAAAACCATAATGATATGGATCATCTTTTTGTGAAAGCTTAACCAAGTGGTCTCTCTGCCTCTTAACTATACCGGTCAATAATTTGATTTGTTTCCCTTGCAATGCAACAAGTTCTTCTAGATTCATTTCATTTCTCCGTTTGTTAGATTTATACGACTTCTCTTCCAGGTGTTGCAGCTATACCCGAAAAGATGGTGTAGCAAGAATGAATAGATATTCGCTTGCCAATACCAGCGGAAATACCGAGTGCCGTGATCAACCTGAGCGATTTCATAATCGCGGTAACTTGTAACTTTGTAAGTGTCTTTTGCGTTCATTTATTCCGCCTAAGTAATTAACCAACTTAGGAATAATTATAATCTAAATTTTAAATAAAGTAAAGCGTTATTTACCGTATTTTTCCATTAACCTTTTTAATTCTTCTTTTTCTTTTTCTTCTTTGATTCTTTCCAATTCCTCAGCTTCGCGAACTAATCGTTCTGCATCTCGCTTCTTCTTTTCTTCCAGATCTTTTTGAAATTTCTTCCATACTTCTGTTTCATGCAAAACATTGAGATCAACTTCAGATTCTGAAATAACCTGCATTTCTCTTATGTTTTCAAAATAAACGGTAACGCTATCACCGAAATTATCCTTGGGTCGTTCAAGCTTTTTTAGATTTGCCAATTCTTTATAAAGTCTTTCCAAAGAATGGTAACTCAATATTTCTGTTGTTTCTCTAGATGAAGGATATCCATCACCATCTATATATCCTCGAGAAATCGTAACTTCACATTCATATAATTTCATGGTTACTTCTCGATGGTTAATTCAACGAACCCATAACAGGCCACCACTTGATCGATATCGTTAAAGATTTCTGAGTCTCTATTCTCCACTTTAACCTTCATATCTTCATTGCCTTGTTCAATTTGTTTTCCGAGTTCTTCGTAAAGTTCTTTTACATTCAATGATTTACTCCTAGTTAAGATTGTTTCTCATTTTATCTCCTAGAGAACTACTACTTTCTCGATATCCAGATTAGGATACTCACCAGTTTCCATGTATTGAACATGATATATATCTCGATAAGAAGGTAAGCTACCAGGATTACAATCATAACATCCTTCTGAATTAGACTTCATTACCTCTGAATCTTGAGGCATTTTCTTAAGTTCCTCTATGAGTTCTGAGACTTTCATTTATTCTCCTTACTTTGGTTGTGGATACTTCGGGCTACGATGTTCTTTCATAGCCTTAGTGACTTCTTCGTAGCAGAGGATATTACAGTCACGATAGCCTCTGAGAAATTCTTCCATTTCAATAATACCAAGTTCTGGAATATCAGGGTTGAGACCAAGTCTGTGGTTCCATCCCAGTTCATAAGCAGTTTTCTCTTTCGTTGGCATATCATTTTCCTTAAAAAGTTTTAACCCAGCAGAGCCTACCTTGTTCATATAACTGATCAGCCCATTGATAGAGTTCTTCAAGAACTTCATCAAAGTCATCGAAATCTACACTGTTGTCTTTTGAGAATAATAGAAATTCTCTCACCAAAGTTTTCTTTTGGGTTTCGTGATATTCGTTATCTATCACTAATGCATCCAGGCTTTTGGCAACTTCCTGTGCCAGTTTTTGTGGTCCAAGTTCTTTGTGTTGTTTCCATAAATCAATTAATTCAAGTCTATAATACCATTTTGCCATGATATATCTCCTAGTAAGAATATTCCCTATCCAGCAGTTTTAACGAAATTCCCATCGGGTTGCTTCTTATATTCTTGACCGTATCCAGAACCAAGTTTACCTATTCCTGGTCCAAAATGGTGGCAGCTTGGGCAAAGATGACCCCAAGCACCGTATTCAGTCTTTGCATCATAAAACACGTTAATGATGTTGCTTCCGCAAGTGTCACAATTTTCCGGAGTGCCTCCAATCCATTTTGCCATTTCATTTCTCCTAAGGATTAACCACTTAAGATCAGTATACTATAAATATTAAATAAAGTAAAGGAAATTAGATAATGGCAGGTTACCCGAAACCAAGAATATGGAAACCGAATTATCCACAGAAATATAAGGGTGATCCAACAAACATTGTTTCTAGATCCTCCTGGGAAACCAAATTCATGAATTGGTGTGATTCTAATGTTAATGTGCTGAGTTGGTGCAGTGAAGAAATCATTATTCCCTATATCTCACCAGTCGACGAAAAACCACATAGATATTTTCTTGACTTTGCAATTTGTGTTAGAAAGAAGGATGGAACGATAAAGAAATATCTGGTAGAAGTCAAACCAAATTCACAAACTGTTCCACCGATTAAAGGAAATAAGAGGGAGAAAACTTTCTTAGCAGAAGTCAAAACGTATGCTGTGAATTCTGCCAAATGGGAAGCTGCCAAGAAATTTGCTTCCAAGAAAGGTTATGAGTTTATAATCATCACTGAGAAGCATCTTTTTTAATGGCTTCATCTAAAGGAATAAATGCATCAAGACTGAAATACCGAATTGCTCCAGAAACTAACCACTTTTCACCATTCCAATAATAGTTATATTCTTGACCACATTGTCTTCCAATTGCCTCACGAACATTTTTACCATTACGTATGCGTATTGCTTCTCCGCGATCCCGATGAAAAAATTCGGATGTAGATAAATCATCTTCAAGTGAAGAAATATCACCATGTAATATTAATTCTTCAACTTGTTCTTGAGTATTATAACTTGTGTATAATTTTTCACCAACACCTCCCATTATATAACCATCAAAATGACAATATACGGAACGATACGTACCATCTCGAAATTTTGCTGCAATCACTGATCTAGTTGACATATTTCTCCTTAGAATAATTCGTTCATTAGATTATGTAGAAGTAACTTTCGTATGAACATTCTTGATTTTATCACCGAACTTATAAGCAACGTAACAGCGCATGGCAGCTATGAGATAAGTAGGTCCCCAAGCGGCATAACTAACCCCATTAAACAGTTGCGCATAAAATTTACGTTCTGGATCTGTATTTAAATACGCAACTGCCGGTGCCATGCTGCTACAGCTCCGCACCCAAATATCCTCCCGCTCAATAATCGGTCCACCCAGTGACCAGTAGGTAGATGGTGAGTAATTCCAGAGGGTCGTTGTGTATTTCTCCTCAATGAATCCGACAACATCTCCATCGCGACGCAACCGGAAGCCATTTTTGAATGGTTCAGTTTCATACCCTTCTGCCTTTGCTACCCAATAATCTAGCATAATATCACTGAGTAGAGATACGTCAATTTTTTCAGTATGATCCACTTAAAATAGTTCTCCCATCTGAGTTAGTTGAAAGTCACAGAACCTTTTTCCAACCACACCATCCAAATCTGCAGTATGGAACATCCCATCTGGACCAACAGGATACTCTACACCTTCCCAAACGATGATTATTTGCATGTCACTAGGAACTGTACCTTGCTTAACTGCGATTCGAAGTTGAAAGATTATTGATTCACAACCAATCGATATTGTGATTCCATTGCGCAACTTGTAACAAGTTGAAATTAATCTGTTAACATAATCCTTCACTTGACCATCAGGAACAGCAGCACCAAACTCCGGATCATAAATTACTCTTAACTTCTTCATAGAGTTTACTCCTATAGTGTGAATATAACATTTCAAAATTATCTTCGTGGTAAGGAAGTTTATGAACTCCACACCATTCTTGAGCCCAAGTCTTAAACTCGCTCATATTCCACACTCTATATCTTACCAAAAACTCAGCAGCTTTCACAGTAATCATAGTATTAGTATAGTTTATATTTTAAATATAGTAAAGGACTTTATGCTGGTGCCATGCCAAAAACTTATAGTAATTCCACTGACCACTTCTTACATATTCATATGCTTGAAATGCGTCAATATCATCATATTCTTTTCTTGGTTCATGCGACCCAAGGCTTGTGTCATTTCTAACAAAATCACTTCCTTCCATATTCTTCTCTCATTTCACAGGAGGGCATTTCTGACTGAATTCTTCATAAAGTCTTTGCCTTGTTTTATTATCCATATCATATTCACCACACCACTGATTTGAAGTAACACGAGCCCAAAGTCCTTCATGATTTGGTGGGTATCTATGACAGAATCCATTGGTCATACGATTTTCCACCATTCCAACCCAATACCGACAATCTTTACAGTTATTCATTAGTATAACTCGTATTCTTTAGTAACAATGGATGGAGGTACCCCATAAACATGGAAAGGAGTATACTTTGGATCAACTAACACTAAATTTGGCTTTGGGCACAACCATTGCCAACCTGAGGCATAATGACCTTCTCCAGGTGTTGCTGAAAATCCTTCATTATCTTCTTTTTCTGCAAATTCATAAAAAACAACTCCACTTCCAATTGGTTTCCATAACTTTTGCCATAACCACAATTTCATATTATTTCCTTATTGTTTCTTCATTAATCTTTGTAATTTTATCTTCCAATAAAAAATCGAGACGACTTAATATTGTCAGAACACCGATAGTAATAAAAAATAAAATGGAAAGTTCGGGTGGTGGATTTTTACCCATAACGATACACATAATTTGTAACAAAACTAATACAACTGAAATAATAAACCAAAATACCTTATCCCTATATACTTTCATAATTACTCTCCGCTTCTGTAGTAGTACACATTGGTTGATTAGCTATTGGAATTTCCGTATCATAATTATAGAATGACATAGGAACTGTGAATGTAACCTCACCAAATAAAATTTGAATCTTTTCTCGATAAGGTTTTATTCCAGATCTGATAGTTTCTATAATTTGTACATCAGTAGTTTCATCACCGGTATTTGAATCAACCATGACGACATGAATTTCACCACTCTTATACACAACGAATTCAGCATTCAATCTTGAGTAACATTTTTTACTGAATGGTCCATAGTAAAAGTAATATCTAGTATTCTCTTCTATGGATTGTGCCATATCCATTAGAAGTCTCTCTTTTTCTTGTTCTACACTTGCTGCAGAAACATTGAAAGAAATTGCGAAAATAAAAGCAAAAAATAATTTTTTTATCATGATAGTTTCTCCTTTAAAGTTGACTTCCTCCTAAGTTAATTTTCTAATATCACTATGATGAACTATTTTCGGCTCATCATCATACTTCACCTTTACAACAACCTGATCAATTGACCATTTCCCTATAAACGTTGCCTGATACCAAACTCTAATTGGTGCGCAAGGATATCTTCTTACTCCATAATACTCTATTACTTCTCCATTGGAAAATTTATCTAGATATACCTTTACATCAGTATAATTTTCTGTTGTCATTGTATTTTTACAATGGTTAATTTATTTCCGAAAACTGCTCCTGTATCAATATAATTTGTGTTGCCAGCCTTGGTTACCGATCTCATTGGTGTATGTCCAACGTAAATTTCATGAATGTTTTTGATTATTGTGCAGTCACCAACCGTAACTCTTGATCTACTCCAGATACAATCGTTTCTATAGCTTTCATGGTTATAATCGTTTCCTTCATTCACCAAGTATTTCAGTTCTTCCCAATCATTAACTGGGCATTCAGCATGAACAATTCCAATTAATCCTGCATCTGTTTCCACTTCAATTAGATATGGTAGCTGATCGAACATTTCCACATACTTTGCTTGATCACCTATCAACATATCCACGAACCATTCACCACCGTTGACTATGTAGTTATTCTTTGGCCAATTCCCACCAAAATATTCAATTGCCATTTGCTCATGGTTACCGCGAACAGCATGGAACCATGGTTTTTCTAGAAACGAAATGCAACGTTCAGAATCTGTTCCACGATCAACAAGATCACCAACACTGAATAGTCTATCTTTCTTCTTGTTGAATCCAAGTTTATACAACTGATCATCAAGTTTGGAGAAACATCCGTGAATATCTCCAACTATGTAGTCGCTTCCTGTGGTATTCTTCTCGAATTGCTTAATAGTATTCATTAGATTAAATATTCCTTTCCGCGCCAGGAAATAAGTTTGATTGGTCGCTTCGTTACTTGATCATCAACCTTTATTCTTTTACCCAATAATCTGGCAAAGAACATGGTTTTGTTGTTGGAATTCAAAGTGTTTAGTGCAGCCATCAAACATCTGGTCATTTTTATTCCTTAATAAACGAGTTTAATCTTTCAATTACATCGTCGATAGTAATTGAATCAATGGATTTTGGTATATGGCTATCTTTTTCATAGAAAAACCAACCGTATATTAATCTATTCGCATTGTCGACTGTTATGTCTAATAATCCTGAAATTACTTTTTCAGGATATTGGTATTCTTCTTCACTTCCAAGTATTTGGGGGAATCCAGTTTCATCACAAAAAATTTCATCATGAAATTCTGGAGCCACCGCTATCCAACCAGCAAAGCAACAAGTAGTTCCACATTGATGAATAACATCCTTTTCTATTTTTGGAATTTCTTCATATTCATAAATGTGTGCCACACTTTCATCGGTATTCGGACCAGTATATCTGAACCAGCGCATATCGAATAATCTTCGATTCAATTTTTCTTCATTAACCTTCACTCGTTCCATGACTGCGATTGCTTTCTTGATGTTCTCTACATTTGGCATGAAACCGTTCTCCTTATTTAACTTGCCGATTCAATTGAACTTTAGCTCCGTAAACCATTCCTGAATTATAAGCGTTTGACTCAATACCACTAACTTTTCTTGTGCCTGTTTTTACATTTATACCTTGGGCAGCAAGAAATTTCTCGTTTTCTTCACGTTCTTTCTCATAGAGTGAAGCGAGAACCACACTCGTTCCTGTGGATTCATCATTGTTTTGTTTTTCAGCTTGCCTCCTCAGAGAAGCGCATCTGATAACGATAGCAGTAGTTGCGCCTTCGCAGAAAGATCTGGCCGCTGCGGCTCCCTGCCGAAGTTTGTTGGATTCTTTACTTACACTATTGACCACGAAGAACGCCATTTCTTTGGCCGTTTCAGCGTTAGACTTCAATCCAACGAAGTAATGACGGTCTTTATTGCCAGACCAGCCCCGGACGAAGAAATAATTGCAGAAGAAGAGCTCGGACACAACCATCATTATGGTCCTAGACCAGGGATTAGATGCTCGCACATCAGATTCGATCATTCGAACCTCATCCGCTACATTAGTTTCCGCGATATCCAGATTATATTTTGCCATTGTTGAGTAGGCCATTCTCAAGGCATTTTCGCGTTCCCCTTCTGAAGCAGAAGCATCATTGGCAATAGCCAACATCTTGCGGATTCTGCTGATCACTTTTTCCTTCATTTTACCCTCACGAAAAGTTAAATAATATAACCAACTTAAGAATAATTATATATCAAATTTTAAATAAAGTAAAGTGATATTTAAAGAGTTTCCACTTTATATAAATCATAATGATTATTTGCAGCCATGGATGAAATCACTTTCATGACTTCACTTACCTTCCCGCATACGCGGGTCATCTTCCCTGGAGAAATTTCTTTAATCTCAAACTTAGAAACGTAAGGAAAGTTTGGTAAGCAATTCTTAACAACATCGATCCCACAAAGAAAAATGGCAATTATTTGAGCTTCATTTTCAATATGTTCGATTTGAAGGCTTCGCAATACATCTTCGGCGACGATTTTAGCTTCCGCTAAACTAAGTTGGCAACATTCTCGCACATGTTTTATTGCTCTAACAAAATTATTACCGTTACTGTTTTCTTCCTTTAGAATTTCTTTCATATCCGCAATTACTTCATCAGGAATTGCGCCAACATTAGGAATATACATTTGAACTCCTTGGTTAATTTATAAGTAATTATACATCTATTTTCTATTAAAGTAAATTAAAATACTAAATAATTATATGGCTAAATTATCTACATTTCAATCAATACTGGATAAAAATCCTTACCAATTAAAGGATGTTCAACATCAATCATTGATGTGGTTCAATCAAGAAGTCAGAAGATTGGCAAAGAAAAAATCCAGAGGTGTTACACCAAACAAATTAATTAAAGATCCAGCAATCGAATTAAATCCCTATGTTCTTCCTGGTGGATTGTATATGTTTTTCTATGATCCCAAACATAAGAAGACATTACCATATTATGATAAATTTCCAATGGTATTTCCTTTTAGAAAATTGCCAGATGGATTTATCGGATTGAATATGCATTACCTTCCATATAGACAAAGATTCGATTTATTGGCTGCTCTGCAAAAAAATTTCATGAATAAATTCATCACCGAAAGAACAAGAATGAAAATTTCTTGGGAACTGATTCAGGGAATGTCAAGGCATAAACTGGCTGAACCTTGCGTGAAGAGATACCTTAGTAACCATGTTAGGTCAGAATTTGGTAGAGTTCCAGCAACTCAATGGGTAAGCGCACTAATGATGCCTGTTGCTAGATTTCAAAAACAATCAGAATCTGTTGTTTGGAGAGATTCCATTTATGGATAGATTGAGAGATTTCATTGCTTCTGTTAAAGTTGCAGGATTAGCAAGACCAAGCAGATTTGCTGTGGAAATAACACTTCCTCCGAAATTACTTGCAACATTTATGTTTGCTTCACAAATGCAAACAATATTACTATTTTGTGACGCTACCATTTTACCAGGAATTAATATAGCAACTACTCCTAACAGGTCTTTTGGTGAAACAAGAGAAGCTCCCTACGAAAGACTATTCGATAGTTTACCATTATCATTTTATGTCGATAATGGCATGATGGTGAAAGCATTATTCGATGAATGGACAAATTTAATTCAGAATTTTAACACAAGAGATTTCTCGTATTATGATGATTATACAACCAAGATTTCCATAATTACATTTGATATAAGGAATAGGCCAAATTATAGAATGGAATTGCATGAAGCTTATCCAAAGTCAGTTTCTCCAATAAGTCTTGATTATTCAAACAAAGACATAATGAAATTGAATGTAAATTTTGTATTCAAATACTGGAACATTACAGCAACAAAAATAATGTATGTAGAACGAAGTGAAGTGGAAAGTGGATTAGTGAGTATAGTTCCTCCTCTTTATGTTAACAATTTCCCATTATACCAGGCCGAAACTCAAGGAAGATATACCGGAATAGGTTACTAGATGCAAGAAGATAAAAACAGCAATGGAAATTATGAACATTGGGTAAATTGCAAATGGCGTCCTATTGCTGCTTGGACATACATTGTTCTATGCCTATTTGATTTTATAATTTCTCCAGTAATATTCTCATGGTTTCAATATGGATTAGGTCAACCAATTAGCCAATGGGTTCCTCTTACATTGCAAGGATCAGGGATAATTCATATATCCTTTGGTTCTATAATTGGAATTGCTGCCTGGGGAAGAACTATGGAAAAAATTAGATTAGGAAATAGTAATGACTACCAGAACAGATATTATTCCGGTGAATACAGAAAACCAAGATACAACCAACCATATGAAGATAGATAAAAAATTATCAGAGGTTTTTGATGTTGAAGTAATCAAAGAACATGATGTAATTACTCCTTCTGGAGAGGTTATCCCTCCAGATAACAATGATGAAGAATATGATTACGAAAAGACAAGAAGAAATATTCACACGATTATTGAATATGGGATGAAAGGAATTGATTTTGCATTTAATGTTGCAAGATCAGATGAATCTGCAAGATCAATAGAGGCGTTCACTGCCTTGATGAAGAATGTCCAGGAAATAAATAGTTCCCTGATGGAGTTACATGAAAAAAGAAACAGAATAAAACCTGAGAAGGAAAAAGGACAAATTGTTCAGAATCAACAAAACAATGTCTTTGTTGGAACTACGAAAGATCTATCTAATTTTATCAAGGGATTGGGTGATAATATAAATAGTAATGATAATTCTTAACGATTGAGGAAAACATGGCATTACCTATTCAAAGCTCACCCATATATACATTAATAGTTCCATCTACAGAAAAAAAGCTCAAGTTTCGACCATTTCTGGTGAAGGAAGAAAAATCATTATTACTTGCCGAACAAAGCGAAGATATTGGTTTCATGGTGGAAACATTAAAGAAAGTTATTACAGACTGCACATTTAATAAAGTTGATGTTGAAACTTTAGCTGTTTTTGATTTGGAATATATTTTAACAAAGCTCAGATCAAAATCTATTGGTGAAATTGCAGAATTAGTTATCACTTGCAAAAACTGTAAAGATGTTTCTCATATAAAGGTAGATGTTTCTAATATAGAAGTCACAAAGAACCAAGAACACACTAAAAAGATTCCACTGTTTGATAATGTTGGGATTGTGATGAAGTATCCAAAGATAGATATTTTAAATAGTTTACCGAAAGATGGAAACATACTTAATGAAGAATTAGGATTTGATGCAATTATAGATTGTATTGATTACATTTATGATGCGGATAAAATTCATTATTCCAAAGACCAAACTAAAGAAGAACTCGTTAATTGGATTGAAAATTTAAATAAAGCGCAATTGTCTAATATAGAGAAATTTTTTAAGACAATGCCCAAGTTAGAATTTGAAATAAAACACACTTGCCCAAAATGTGGGGAAGATAATACCAGAAAGATAGAAGGAATTCAGAATTTTTTTTAATATGCCTTTCTTCTTCGGATTTACTTAATTATTATAAATTAAACTTTACCTTGAAGAAACATCAAAATTATGCTCTTGAAGAGTTAGATAATTTAATCCCTTTCGAGAAAGAAATCTACGTTGGATTACTTCTTGAAAACTTAGAAAAAGAAAGGCAATCAAGGCAAAATGGCTGATCAAAATAGCAATACACTTGGAAACTTGTCAGACTTCTCCATTCTGTTCGATCGGTTAAGAGGATCGAACGCAGAGAAACAAACCGAAAAATTAAATAAAAATCTTGAAGGTTTGAACAAGAGCATCCTTGCGTTTGCTAAAAATATTCTACCCCAAAGTGGATTGGGTAATACCATTTCTGAGATATCTTCTAACAGGAAAGTATTTAACACCTTTGGCCAATCATTAAGGGAAAACATATTCGGTAGAAGAACATTAAAAGGGAAATTTGGTACTCTTCGAAATACTCTTGATACCTTTGGAATTATATCTAAAGGATCAGAAGGTATGTTTGATAAATTACTTGAAAGGCGTGAAGTAAAGAATCAATTTATTTCTGATCAATTGAAAGTAAATCCTCAAATGTTGAACACCAAGGAGAATAGAGAAATCTTTGGTAAAAAGTTTGATGTACAGCAAAAAATCCAGAAACGTCTAAATGAAATTCAAGCAGAAATAGATAGACTACAGAAATCTGGGTTTACAGAAAAACAAATAGGTAGAACTGGATTATTTAAACAAAGAGATTCAGAGGCTGCAAAATTGGTAGCTTCAGATAATCGGCTTTATGGCAAAATTAAAGATGAGATGAATGAAGCCATCAAAGAAGGCATTATAGATGGTATCAAAGAAGCTGCCAGGGAAGCTGAACAAGAACTCAAGAAGCAGGATAAGAAATTCGGAAAGAATGCACCGGTCTTTGCTGAAAGAAAGTATGGTAATAAAGATGATGCTCCTCAAGAGGCAAATTTAAATAAAGAAGCTGCTAATGAGCGAGATAGAATACAAGAGGGAATATTAGAAGCTCAGAAAGCAATTGTTGATAACATAGAGGCCATAAGAGAAGCTCTTGAGAATGATGATCCAGAACCAGTTGTAGAGAAAAAAGAATCTATATTGGGAGGGTGGCTAAAAGGAATTCTTGGAACAATTGGTGGATTCCTAATTGGTAAGATGACTGGAATAGTTGGAATGCTTACTACCGGAATCAGCGCAGTTCTTTCCCCAATTCTTAAATTTCTGGGAGTTGGTGCGGTAGGAAAAGCCGCAAGTGATGTAGCTAGTAAAGCAGCCACTGCAGGTGCAGCCGGAGCTACGGTTGCGAAATCTGGAACAATTGCAGAAAAAGCAAAAGGATTAATTAAATGGGTTGCACCAAAAGCAGCCACAGTTGCAGGGACAATCGGATCCTTGGTATTTTCCAAGGCAGCATTGGCAGCTACTGCAGCAGGAGCAATTGGGTATGCTGGTTACTCTATGTTACCAGAAGAAACCAAAAAAGTAATTGATGATAAAATAGCAAACTTTCTTGGGAAAGAGGAAAGCAGTGAAACACTAATTTCCAAAAATATTGCAGATCAAGAAGTAAGAATAGATAAAGCAAAAAACGTTCAATTGAGTGAAATCATTGACAAAAAGGCAGAAGAAAATGCAACTTTAAAAAATAGAGTTGCACCAACAGAAACTGCCACTATTATAAATTCACCAACCACCAATAATAACAGTTCTGTTGTTAATAACCATATTAAAACAGATCCAAGAAATCCTGAAACTTCTTTTAATAGATATATTAGAAATAGGTATTTTGCCTAATTATAGCTCGCATCTTTCCAGGACGCTTTGAATCCTCTCCATGTGTGAGTTAAGATAATTTATTTGTTGTTGCATTTTACTGAAATAAAGTAAATTATCTAATGTTTCTTGAGGTTCGTTATCTTGGGTGGATTTCCCATCTTCTAATTTAGGAGCAGTTATTCCTCTGTATTTTTCCTCTACTTCCTTAGAAATATAACTCAAGCGTTCTGTGGCTTGAGTTAACTCCTTAATGAGCCTTTCTCCCTGAGTTTCTCTTTTTACTGGTGCCTCCATAACAAAACCTGATGTAAGTGGTGAAACACTATGTGGAAACATAGTTGCTGATGCTAATTTATGATGCACTTAATTTTCTCCTATAATTTTCTAACAACTCCCGATTCAACATCGGACCAAAATTGTGATACATAATCTCTACAACACATTTTATATAAATACATAACTTGGTCATAATTCTCCCAGGCGAATTCTCTGAACCAACCTGATGTTATGCTAGTGCAAACCTTTTCCAATGCTTTCTTGAAGCTCTTATCCGGATCAACATTAGGGAAGGGAATTTGTGATCTTTCTAATGCTAACACTAATGATTCTTCCAATACAGCATTTAATCGAATTTCGAAATCACAATCAAAGAACTTTTCTTTACTGCACCAAACTTCTTTTTGATCATCTTTAAAATACGTGTATGCGGGTCTATCCATTTGCTTCATTGATTCATGGATAGAATCATGTTCATACACGTATGTGACTCCATCACCAGCAAAGAATTCTTGCTTATTTTTATTTAAAGTTGGATGAGCATAACTATATGTTTCTTTCATCCTTCCTTCATAAAATTCCTGATGGTTTTCTTGGATGAATGCACCTATCTCCCTCATGAATCGTATATCTTTCATGGTTTTTAGAAACGATGGAGCATTCTTCAAATATCTATGAGACATCTTCAACATATAAAGAATATTCAAGGAAGGGACTGCCACTGTTGGAGTTGCCTTTGTGGAACTATCATTCTTTATTAAATTAAATAATTTTTCCGCACTTGATCCAGGCCAAGCTATTTCTGCTTCAATAATTTTTTCCTTACCGGAAATAACAGTTTTGGCAACAATCTTTTTACCAGAGGCAATAGGATATATTGAAAATTTATGGCCATCAAAAACTTTTCTTATGTAATTAACAACATCGTCATACTCTCCGACTATATCAACATCCTTCGGAGTTCTTTCAAGTTCAGTATGATAACTTAGTGCTTCACTACCTAAGATTGCTATTTTCATAGTTAATTCCCAGCATAAACTGAAATATATTCTTGACCACTTTCAAGATCAAATGGTCCAGTATGGGGATCAATATAATCAGTTACCGATGGATGTGAAAGTTCTCCACAATCACCACTTGCTCCATGACTATAATAAACTTCTTTATCACCATGTCCTTCATCTTCAAGTTTTTGTAATTTCTTAATAAAATCTGATAACTTCATTCTTTATCTTCCACTTCTTTATTTTCTCCTGTAGTTTTTACATCAACTTCTGTTTGATAAATAGTATGTAAAAAGTCTGCAAAAATTCTTCCAAACACTAATCCATCTTCATTAACTGGTCCTGGTGGCATATTAACCTAATCCCATGATGATGTAACCTTCTTTACAGAATGCAGGATCATCTAATGTGTATGTAACTTTTGTTACGAATTCCCTACCATCATAACCATGCTCCGGGGAATAACATTTTAAATAAAGATAATCACCAACTTTGAAAACTCTATCTCGCTTTTCACGAACTTCGAAAGTTTTGCTACCATCCTTAACTGCATCAAAATATTCTGGCCAAATTTGTAATTCATGAATCATATTAATTCCCAAAGTAAATTGGGAGCATTACACTCCCAATTTTAATTAATAATTAGCAGCTAGAAGAGCTTGATTGCCAGCCAAACTCGGAAGATGCCCAGTCAAATTCTTCTTCAACCAATTCTTCCCTTTCGATATGGTCAATAGCTTCATCCCTCGTCATACCTTCTGACATAAACTTTTCAATAAGTTCGTTCCTGAATTTTACTCTTGCTTCACTATCATCAGGATTATACCAACCACCCATCCCATAAGCTAAATTCCAAGAAAATCCTACACCAGTTTCATCGGCGATTGCTTCACATTCTCTAATTAATGCTTGTGCTTGCGAGAGTTTCTCTGCAATTACTTTATTTGCTTCTTGCTTATCCATTTACTTCCTTTCTCCTGTTATTAAATAAAATCCCACTCTATCGGTAAAACGCAATTTGTTGGTGCTGCTGTAAATAATGGTGCCACTTCTTCATCTTTATACCCCGCCAAGCCACATCCAATTCTTGTTATATTAAATGTTAATTCTCGACGTTCATTTGCATATTCTAAAAATTGGTTAACATAGAGTTCAATATAATCAAGTGATAAAGTTTTTAAGTATTGATCTTTTGTTGGTATTGCGTATGAATTTCCTTGTTTTCCTACTCCAACACCATATATTGCCCCATGATTATTCAAGGCAAATAGTGCTGCTCCTTTACCATGCCTTCCCGCCAGATTACTACCAAATACAAATATGTTAGACATCTTAATTTATAAATGTACAATTACACCTAGTTGATCAGAAGGAATGTATAAAAATGTTGGATCTCTGAGATCATCACGGATTTTCATGATTATTTTTCCAAGATGATTTTCACCCTTACCACCGCAAACACCCCAGAAGGTATCACCCCAGTAATTTCCCTCTATAATTTCTGCTTCTTCAGTTGCCAGCAATTGTGAACGCATTAATTCATGGATATGAAATTTATATTGAACAAATTCAAACATAAATTTCAATTTTATTTCTTTCCAATCTGGTCTTACAACAACTTTCCCACCCAACCTTTTGGCCTTTCCTGGAGTGGCAGCATTTCTTATGGATTCTCTTACTTCAGGTTCAAGACTCTTAGATGCTTGGTAAGCATGTTCAACGGATGGATACATTAATCCTAAGAAAGGAATTTGACAAGGGTAGAAATTGGAAAGAAAGAAATTCTCTCCAGTAAAAAAATCAATTTTGTTATCAGAATACAAATTACGCATAATATATCTCCAGAAAGAAAAGGTATAATATTATACCTTTTCTTCTTCAATTTGTAAATTTAATTATTAAAATGGAGCTGAATCTTCTTTACTTTTCTTTACATTTTTCTTGAAGTAAGAGATATCTTCATCATCTTCGTCATCTTCTTCTTCAATTTTTTGAACTTTCTTTGCTACAACTGGTTTTTCTTCTTTAACAGGAGATTTCTTTGGTTCTGGTTTTGATTCAAACTCTTCATTAACATCTTCAGAAGCAGTTGTTGAAGGTGATCCCTTCATAACAAAATCAAATCTCTTCTTTAAATCTTCATAAGACTTGAATTTATCTGGAGAAATAAGCTCACTAAGTAAATGCCTTGAATTTAGAACTTCAAGCATTCTTTCTTCGTTACCATCACAAAGGACAGATGGGGCAGCAAAATCAGACTTATCATAATTTGGCCAACCACCTTCTCCTTCAACTACACGTAATCTGAAATTAACACCATCATCAATTCCAAATACGTCAACAGCTTCATCATCTTCAAATTTAGGATTAACCTTATCGGAAATCATATCAAAGATTTTCTTTCCGAAAGAAAATAATTTTACTTGACCTTCGTTTTCTGGATGTTTTGGATCTTTTACAACTAACACATTACAAACATATGTTAATTTACGTTTTTGGTTTCTTGCGATGTTCTTATTTGCTTCAATACCAGAATTCCATAATTCTGAATTCTTATCACCAACTGGATCAGGCTTCCCGATTGTTGAAAGAGAATTCTCGATATACCACTTTCCGGTAGGACCTTTAAAACTATGCTTGAAAATTCTTACCCAATGAAGCTCATCTGCATCTAACTTTGGAAGAAAACGAATGACTGCTGAACCATTTCCGGCCGCATCACGTTCAACGTTCCAAAATCTTTCATCCTTCTTTGATTCAGTTTTTTGTGTATTTTGACTTGCGATTTGTGCTTGAATTTCGCTGAGAGTTTTTTTGTTGCGCATGCTTCTTAATTGCTGTAAATCCATTTCTTTTACCTCGTATAATAGTAGTATGTTTTAGTGTAATAGTATTTGCTTTATTTCTTATATATGTTGCTCACATACTTCACGAAGTAATTTCTCACAAACACAATTATAATCTTTTATTTTATAATTGTATAATTTATTTAGCGTCTAATTTAATAACCGCATATCCTAATTCTTGGTATTTCTTCAAGAGATCATTTCCTCTGATTAATGCTTCTTTCGAGAGTTTGTTCGGTTCTCCATATTTAACCCAACGCTCAAATTCTATAGCATTTTCTCCTGTAAGTTTGGTAATGAATGATGGTTTATTAATAGCTTTCTCCATATTCATCCCATTCTTCATCTCTTTCACGATATCTTGATTCTCTTACTGCTTGATCACGAACACGTTTCATATTTTTTGTTTTCTTGTGTTTCTTTAGTTCATCATTTAGATCATATTCTTCAGAATCTTTTCTAAATTTAAATTGTTGCTTCATAATTTTGAATCCAATTTTCCTTAAAATTTAAATAATAACTTTTTACTGAATTAGGGATCTTAACAAATCCCTTACATTTTTTTATTCTCAAAATATCTGAATGATGTATTAATTTTGTTGCTTCACTTAATCCACTAAAAATATCAGACTGTTCATTGATGATATGAATAGTTTGAATGTTTATAGATTTATTTAGATAACATTTCCACACTGATTCTAGAAATAACGTTTTATTTTTTATGGAATATTTTTCTATTTCCGAAATGTCAACCATAAACTTATATGAAATTGCTTCCAAATAAGCAATCCATTTCTTATAATTACTATTAGCTCTTTCCCTGTTATAAAGAAATTGATTTTCGTTAATAGAAATATTTGAAACAAAGAATCTTACAATATCTAAAGGAAGTGTAAAATCCTTACCAATAGCATCAAAAATTTTATGATCATTTCTATTTTGAAATTTTTCTAAAGTTGTTTTTGTATGGCCTCTTTTGGTGAAGATATCGTAAGATTCACTTGTGAAATGAGCAGTGATAGCAACGTAATATTTATACGCTTCATATCCACCTATTGCCATTTTTACAATGAAACTTTCTTGGGAAAATGTTCTTCTGCTATTTTTTCCTTAAGAGATTTGTTTATCAAATCAGTAACATCTTCTGGGTCAATGTAATTTTCTTCACAATAACCAAGAATTGTTTCTAAGTATGTTAAACCTTTATTGACTTTTAAAGTTTCTATGTGGAGGGAAAAATCATTTGCATTGGTGAACATATCATACCCACTTTGTGTAATAACTGCAAGTGCTTAGTAGGGAAGATATAGAATCATATTCCTTAAGATTTGATTTATAAATGCGCCATCGTGGTGTATCGGTTTTATCTGGTTCCATACCATAGATGGGAGTATTTCCTAGAAAGTCTGAGAAAAACTTATCCATTCTCATTCTTTCTGAAACTAATACATCTTGAACTTCTTTTATTCCATTTATATCTCTTGATGCTATAAAACCATTCAATTTTTGCTTTACTTCTTGAACTAACATTTATTCATTCCTTATTAATAAAATAGATCATTATACAACTTTTTTAATAAAACCGAAACTGTTATTAACTTCAGAACGCTTTGATTGGTTAAATATTTCAGCAATTGTGTAGAATTTATT